TCTGGAATGATTTATAACTCAGTAACAGGTGAACTCTTCAATGGTGAACAAGGGGTCCCAGTGATTCCGTGTTACTACAAACTCGAGTATGTCGAGTGGAAAGACAGAGGAAAAGATGGATCAGGTGCTCCGGTCAATATCTATCCTTCGTCTAGTGACATCATGACTAAAACAACTAGAGGTGCAGACTTTAAAGATAGACTTCCAAACGGTAACTATATTGAAAAGACTGCTCAACATTTTGTTGTAGTTAATAGTGCTTCACCAACCACTGCGTTGATTGCTATGAAATCTACTCAATTAAAAATTAGTAGAAAATGGAATAGCATGATGCAAAGTATAAAGTTGCAAGGTAAGAACGGTATGTTCACACCAGCATCTTTTAGCCATCTTTATCAGCTAAAAACTGTACAACAGTCTAACGACAAAGGTACATGGTTTGGTTGGGAAGTGAGCAAAATAGGTCCAATCGAAGACGCTAACACGTATCAACAAGCCAGAAAGTTTTCTGAAAGCATTTCCAAAGGGGATGTTCAAGTTAAACATGGTGAAGAAGATACTGCTAAGTCTACGGGTGGAGCGGCTCACATTATGTAAGATTCCTTTATGGGAATAGTTGCAACAGGGGTGGCGAAGCGAGAGTGGACCCACCCCAAAAAAATATAAAGATGGAAAATAAATTTATAGAAATATTTACTGGTCTTAAAAGAGACTATGGCTACGCTGATATAAACTCTGCTTACAAAGACCCTGCTACAGGTAAATTAAAATTAAAATATGGCTGGGCAGCTAAAGAATTATTAGAGTCTGATTATTTAGATCATCTTACAGGTAAAAAATCTATTGGTATTCAACCATGTAATGATGAAGGACTCGCAAAATTTGGAGCAATTGATATAGACTCTGATGAGTATGATAACTTTGATCTTCGAAAGTATTTAGAAATTATTGATAAGAAAAACATTCCAGTCGTACCTGTTAAATCTAAAAGTGGTGGACTACATATTTATGTATTTTTTAAAGAACCAGTCAAAGCAAGTTTTGTAAGAAATTTTTTAGATAAGTTATTATTTACATTTGATTTAAAAGCATCAACAGAAATATTTCCAAAACAAACACAGTTAGGTATAGGCTCAGATCAAAAACCAATCAACGGTAATTTTATTAATCTACCTTATTACAATCGTAATGAAAGAGTAGGTGTAAATTTAGATGGTAGTGAGTTTACCTTTGAGCAATTTATAAAAGTCGTCGAGGCTAACACAAAGACAAAAGAAGATCTAGAAGAGTTTGCTGATGAATTAATAAGACTCGAACTTACAGGTGGTGCAGATGAATTCATAGATGGTCCTGTATGTTTGCAAAGATTATCAAAATCTAAACTAGATGATTACAGAGACAGATTTATTTATAACTACATGGTGTTTGCTAAAAAGAAATACCCTGACAACTGGGAAGAAAAACTTTTAGAAGGTGCTAGAAATTATATTGTTTACGATAACATATGGGGTGATGAAAAAGTAAAACAAAAAATCAAAGCCTATAAAAAAGATACTGCAGGACATACTTGTTCAGAAGAACCTATTAATAGTATGTGTGTTAAATCAGAATGTCTTAAAAGAAAGTTTGGAGTCGCTTCCGATAAAGTTAAAAAGTTTCCAACACTATCTGCATTAATTAAAATAGACTACTCACCAGATCCAGAGTTTAGATTTACGGTACACTACAATGACAAAGTAGAAGGTGAAACTACGCAGCAAATAATCGCTAGAGATATTAATTACATCATGGACCAAGAAAAACTTAGACGTTTAATTGGAGCACATACACCTATTCCACCACCACGGATCAAGGGTGATGATATGCAAACGGTGTTAGATACTTTATGGCAAGGAATGAAAACAGAAAAAGCTCCTCCAGGTACATCACCAAAAGAAGTATTACATAAACATTTAGAAGATTACATTCATGGTGTTCCAGCAGTAAGTGATGCTGCATTTAGAAGTGGTAGTACCTTAATTGATACTGATGGCTTTGCTTATTTTGTATTTGATCCATTTTATAATTTTTTAAAAAATAAAGAATGGAAAGCTAAAATTGACAGGACAGGACAAATGTTAATGGATTTTTTTGAGGCAGAACTTAGACATCCTAAAAGATATCCTAAGAAAGCGACTGAAAAAAAATCTAATAACCCTGTAAGATGTATAAAAGTTTCTATGAAATATTTTGATAAAGAAGAAAATGAAATAGAAATTCTACCAATGAAGAGTAAAAAAGATATTCTCTGATGACAAAGGTTACAAAGATATATGGCCCTCCAGGTACAGGGAAGACAGAAAAATTAATTCGAAGAGCCATGGCTTACATAAGAGTAGGTACTCCAGTAAGCAAAATAGGTTACTTTGCATTTACTCGTAAAGCAGCTCATGAAGCAAGAGATAGAATGCTCAAGAAAAATCCTGAGTATAAAAAGAAACAACTTAGATACTTTCAAACATTACACTCATTAGCTTTTCATAGTTTAGGACTTAGAGAAGAAAACGTTATGCAAGACTATCATTACAATGATCTTGGAAAACAATTAAGTATAAGGGTCAATGCTAAAAAAGATGCTGATGCCTCACCTTACTTAACCTGCGATAATGAATACTTTCAAATTATTTTAAAAGCAAAAGAAAAAAATATTTCAGTATGGGATGAATATTGTACTGGTGAACATTCAACAAATGTAAAACCTGATTTGTTAAAACATATTGAAGCAAACTACAATCATTACAAGCATCCAGACATAAATAACTTAGTAGACTTTACAGATATGATTCACGATATTGTACAACAACCAAATAAAATTCCAAACTTTGATGTGGTTTTTATTGATGAAGCGCAGGATCTATCACCTATACAATGGAAATTTTATGACATATTAAAATCTAAATCAAAAAATATTTATTTAGCCGGGGATGATGACCAAGCAATCTACGGTTGGGCAGGTGCAGATGTTGATAGATTCATTCAAGAACCCGCTACAGAAAAAGTATTATCAAGATCAAGAAGAATTCCAAAAGCAGTACAAGATGTATCAGAAATTATTACCGCACGAATTGCAGGACTTAGAGCAACTAAAAATTATTTACCGAGAGATGAAGAAGGATTGTGTAGTAAAATCAATAGTTTAGAAAATGTAGATCTTCACCAGGACAACTGGTTAATACTAACTCGAACTTTATCTAGGGCAAAAGAAGTATGTGATCTTTTAAAAGTAAAAGGTTTGTACTATGAAAACAGACATCAAAAAAGTTACAACACTAAACTTTACAAAGCAATTGTTAATCACAATAAATGGTTAAATGGTGAAACAATAACTGACACAGCCAGGGCAGATATAATAGAATATTTAGGAAATAGAGAACTTATAAAAGATAGAATGAATTATAATTTAAAATGGTTTGAATGTTTTGACAACGCCTCCGCAGAAGATAAAATTTACATAAGATTAATGCTATCAAATAAAGAAAAATTAAATGATGAAGCACGAATCAAAGTATCTACTATTCATGCTGCAAAAGGTGGTGAATGTGAAAACGTAATTTTAGTATTAGATAATGCTAAAAAAATAAGAGAAGCTACAACGAAAAGTATAATAAAGCGTGACGAAGAGCACAGAGTATGGTATGTAGGTTGCACGAGAGCAAAAAGAAATTTATATTTAATGAGAGCAAAAATAGAACGAAAGGGATATCAACTATGACAGATAAAGATATATTTAAAGAATCATTTCCACAATACACTCAAGTAGGCGGGAATCACTACACAAAGTTTCTTATTCAACCTTATGAGTTTATTTCTAAAAATGATTTATCATTTTTTCAGGGCAACGTTATTAAGTACGTTTGTCGTTATCAACGAAAAGGTGGAATAGAAGATATTAAAAAGATAATACACTATTGTCAGTTAGAGATGTTAAAAATTAATGATCTAAAAAAGAAAAAGTAATGGCAAAATCAACTATCAAAAAAACAATTGAAGTTGCTAAAAACAAGTTTAACTTAGAAATTTATCTAGGGTTTAAAGATAAAATTGGATGGGAAATATTTCCCCATGATTATAGCGCAGCTTTATTTGCATTCAGTAATAAAGATAGATTAAATAAGATAGTAGAAAATAAATATATATACGAGGTAAAAAAATGAAGGTACCTCTATTTGAAGCACAGACAGAATGGAATGAACCCGAAGAGTATCCGGATCTAAGAAAATACGACGAGATTGCAATTGACTTAGAGACAAGAGATCCTGATTTAAAATCTAAAGGTAGTGGTGCTATCATTGGTAATGGTGAAGTAGTTGGTATTGCGGTTGCTGTACCTGGTAGAAAATTTTATTTTCCAATTGCTCACGGATCCGGGCCAAACATGGATCGTAAAAAAACTTTAGAGTGGTTTAAAGACATTTGTGAGTCTGATGCTATAAAAATATTTCACAATGCAATGTATGATGTCTGTTGGATTAGATCTATGGGTCTTAAGATTAATGGACAGATAGTAGACACTATGATTGCAGCATCACTGATTGATGAGAACAGATTTAGATTTGATTTAAATAGTTTGTCTTGGGATTACTTAGGTCATGGTAAAAACGAATCAGCATTGAATGAAGAAGCAAAGTCTAGAGGATTAGATCCTAAAGCAGATATGTGGCAACTGCCAGCAATGTATGTTGGATCTTACGCGGAAAAAGATGCAGAGCTTACATTAGAGCTTTGGCAAATATTTAAAAAAGAATTACTACACCAAGATGTTGAATCTATTTTTGAACTCGAGACAGATCTGTTTCCTTGTCTGGTAGACATGAGATTTCTTGGGGTGAGAGTGGACGTTGAAAGAGCTCATAAATTGAAGCAACAATTAACATCACAAGAAGAAACATTACTCCACCAAATAAAAAAAGAAACAGGAATAGATGTTCAATTAATGGCTGCAAGAAGTGTTGCCAAAGTTTTTGATAAACTTGGTTTACCATACGAAAGAACTGCAAAATCACAGGCACCATCCTTTACTAAAAATTTTATTTCTAATCATGAACATCCTGTGGTTAGAATGATTGCTAAGGCTAGGGAAACTAATAAGGCTCATACTACGTTTATAGATACCATAATTAAACATGAACATAAAGGTCGTATCCATGCTGATATAAATCAAATACGATCCGATCAAGGCGGAACTGTAACAGGCAGATTCAGTTATTCAAACCCGAATTTACAGCAGCTTCCAGCTAGAAATAAGGATCTTGGACCTTTAATTAGGTCCATATTTATACCCGAGAAAGGCCATAGATGGGGTAGTTTTGACTATTCTCAGCAAGAGCCTAGGTTGGTAGTGCATTATGCAGCTTTACATAAATTTCCATCAGTTAATGATGTAATAGATAATTATGAAAATGATACTTCAACAGACTTTCACCAGGTTGTAGCAGACATGGCAAAGATTCCAAGATCACAGGCCAAGGTAATTAACCTTGGATTATTTTATGGTATGGGTAAAGCGAAACTTCAGGCCGAACTTGGTGTATCAAAAGACAAAGCAGCAGAATTGTTCGATCAATACCACGCTAAAGTTCCCTTCGTTAAGCAGTTAATGAATAGTGCTTCCAATCGTGCCCAAGAGCGTGGTCAAATTCGAACTCTCTTGGGACGATTGTGTAGGTTTCATTTATGGGAGCCCAATCAATTCGGTATGCATAAAGCATTACCTCATGAAGATGCATTACAGGAACATGGACCAGGGATTAGAAGAGCATTTACTTACAAATCTTTAAATAAATTAATTCAAGGTAGTGCAGCTGATATGACAAAAAAGGCAATGTTAGATTTATATAAAAATGGTATAGTAGCCCACGTACAAATTCATGATGAACTTTGTATTTCTGTAAAGGATCAAGAACAAGCAGATAAAATTGTTGAGATCATGCAGGATGCAGTTACTTTAGAAGTCCCCAACAAAGTAGACTGCGAATTAGCAAACACTTGGGGGGATATTAATGGTTGATTATGGCTTATTTAAATGCAAACATACCACCAACATATGCACAAATACGAAGGGAGTATTTATATGACTGTAAAAAACATCACGGAGAAGTTGAAGACTGTATTATCTTTGGTATTACCTCTATGGGAGGTCGTGCTATCTTATGGCATGCGCTTATGGAAAATGGTGCAATCTTTTATCGTCTCCCAATTACGGCTTTTATTCAACGTGGTTATGAACCCGAGTCTGTTCCATCCCCGAGACTTGATGAATTGGAACTTTGGAATTCTTTTAGTTATTATCCTGCTGTTACTCATTGGTCTATTTTAAGCGCAGCTTCAGGAAAGTACATTGGTAAAGATAAAAAATGGCACCACGGTAGTTATTTATTTACTATTGACTGGGCTCACCCAGATAGTAATATAGTTGATACCGATCATTCGGAAATACCGCACGAACATAAGTGCGCTCACATAATTGCTTTAGACGATGGCAACTATGCAGCCCAACCAAACAATAGATGTATTTGGGACCTACCTTCATTTACAGTTAAGGACAACATTCCTGATTGGAAAGTTCAAACGAACGAATGGAACGTAGAGGACACGGGTAAATGGAAAACAGAAGACACAGACAATTTCTTTTATGAGATTGAGGAGAAAAAAAATGATTAATAATGGTATATGTATAGATTGTGGACATAGACATAGAGGAATTGCACAATGTTCTTTTTGTGATTGTGTTTGGGAAATAACACAAGAAAAAATAAACATAATTAAAAAAATAAAACAATTTTTAAAAAGATTACTTTTTTGGACAAGATAATTATGGAGCATCAAAGGAATGAATTATTATTTTACAGGAATATTAATTATATTATTAATTCTAATGGCTTTCTTTGTAGAGCCAGGGTACGTACCTAAATGAGCAACAAACCATTAAACATCGGAGAAGAGGCACGCGTGCAGATGCCGATGAAGACGGTAGCATCGCTGATCGTGCTCGTCGCGATGGGCGTGCTCGGATATACGGAGCTGACCTCGAGGTTGGTATCGTTAGAGACTTCACGTGAGTTGTTTGAAAATGATTTACTTAAAAAAAGTGAACAAGTCCCCGTGGACCAGGAGCAACATTTTTTACTCGAAGATTTGTACAAGTCTGTAGAGAAGATGGAAGAGACTCAAGAGATGAACATGACTAACAAAGTTAATATAGAATTTTTAAGAGATCAATTAGAAAAAGCATTAAAAGATATTGAAGATTTAAAAGATAAAGTAAGAGCCAATGGTAATGGAGCCCATTAATGACAGAGTTAGTGGTAGCATTACTTATGATTGTACAAGGAGAGATCAAGGAAGCACGTATACAACCGTCTATGTCTGATTGTTTAAAAGGTAAGAGGATTGCAAAGCGTGGAACAAAACCTGAAGGACATGTCAAGTATCAATGTATAAAATCTATGGCTGAACTTGAGTCAAACATTGATGGATCTTTGTCGATAAAAAAGTTAATATTAGAATAGGAGAAAAATTATGCAGTTGAGTAAACACTTCACTCTTAAAGAGATGATCAAGTCGATGACAGCGACGCGGAAAGGTATTGACAATACTCCAGGCGCTGGAGAGATTAAAAGTTTAGGTGACTTATGTTATGAAGTTCTTGAACCGCTACGTGCACACTTTGACAAGCCAGTTACGATTACCAGCGGCTACCGAAGCGAGGCGCTGTGTGAAGCAATCGGCAGCAAAAAGACATCGCAACATGCGAAGGGCCAGGCGGTTGACCTAGAAATATTTGGTGTGCCCAACATTCAGACAGCTTACTGGCTACAAAATAACGTCGATTTTGATCAGCTCATCATGGAGTATTTTGATCCCGAAGATCCTGCAGGTGGGTGGGTCCACATAAGCTATCACGAATCTGGTGCAAACAGAAAACAAGTATTAACTTTTGACGGCAAAAAATACACTGAAGGTCTTCCTGATATGGAATGGAAGGATGGTAAAGTCGTTGGATAAATTTAAAGTCTTTCATAAAATAGATACTGTCTGCGGTATTTGTGAAGAGTGTAACGAAGAAAGTATTTTAGTTGCTATTGTTACAGAATTTTATAGATGTACTAATTGTGGTCATGATACAAAGCAGCATATCAATGGCTCTATCAGATATTTAAAATTAGATGAGTCTGATAAAAAATGGATAAAAGATAACTATATAAAATAATGGCTAGAAAATTTAAAGACTTTGTAGTTCGAGATAAGCCTAAGAAAAGAGGGCCTCGTCAACACAAGAAATCATTAAACAAAAATGAAAAACGTCAAAAAAATACTAAGCGCTACAAAGGCCAAGGGTAGTGATTAAAGTAGTTTTGTTGATGGTTTTATGCAGTGAATTTGCAGCTGATCGGTGTAAAATTATACCCACTCCTCAAGTATTATTTGAAGATTATAATAGTTGTATCGTTTATGGCTATGATTACTCACATAAACTAATCACAAGTTTTGACCCAGAATGGACAAATAGTATAAAAGCCTATACTAAATTTTCATGCAAACCCGATAAAATTATTTAAGATAATTATTGACACAAAGAACAATATTTTGTAGGATATCCTTATATTAAAAATGAAAGGATATAACAGATGACTGATTTTAGCAAATACAAAAACATCTCTATTAAAAAAGAGACGTATGCGAAGATTGACAAAATTAGAAAAGTGTTAGTACCTGATGATCCCGAAGTATCGAGAGCGCAGGTGGTAACTATTCTAGTAAACAAAGAAGCCAAACGTTTAAATGGCAAACTTAAATAAACCAATACAGGAGAAAGTATGAAATATACTGTAGTAAAAAGAATACACTTTAGGCATGCAAATGATTGTGTAAGTGTAATTAAAGAAGCGGAAAGTTACGAAGAAGCTATGAAGTTTAAAGTAGCATCAGAAATGTTAGAATCAGAAGACTCTGATAATAGCATTCAAATTTTAATTAATGCAGATGATGCCTTTGACTTTACGAAACAACCTTTACTCTTAACTGATGAGGCAGAAACAAAAAAAGCATCGTGACGGAACTTAGAGAAGAACATTTGGAGGTTATAAGTCAAAACAAGGCTAAAAATTTTGACAAAGAAAATACGAACAAACTTTTAGAGGCTCGTGAGATTTATAACCAAACCAAAGCTTTACAAGATATTTCGGAGCATCAACTTAAAAAATTTAATGCGTTGATGAAATACCAAATATGATGAGTGAAGAAGATATAAAAAAATACCATGAATTAGTTGAAAAACTAGAAATGGAAAAAAAGAATAAGACTCCGGTTGATGACCGGGGTCCTGCAGATCTTACTAAACGAATAGAAATTCTAGAGTTTAGGAATGATAAACTACACAAACATAATGAAAAACTAACCGAAGAAATTAGATCACTTCGATCTAAACTATATGTGAAAGGAAACTAATGGAACCAATAGAACAAAAAATAACAGAACTAGAAATGAATGTCAGAGCATACAACGCCTTTTTATGTCATGCTCCTGATATAACAACAATAAGAGATCTTGTCTTAAAAACTGAAGGCGAACTACTTAGAATGCCTAACTTTGGTAGAAAGTCATTAAATGAAGTTAAAGAAAATTTAAGTTTAATGGGACTACGTTTAGGTATGACCGAGAAACAACTTCCTAAAAGAATGGAAGATATCGCAACAAACTTTAGCTATAACGTATTAAACCATGCTTCAGAGGCAGCTATCGAATCTCTTGATGTTATTTTGAAGAAACAACAATGGCGTTATTCTGACATTGAAAAATATTTTCGTGAACATGAAAAAATAATGGAGACGTATAAACAAGCTTTGGAAAGATTAAAAGGAACAGAATAATGATTAAAGGAGATAGCACAGACTACGAGTTATTAGAACGATGGACCAAGGACTTTGATTGTGATGGTTTCGCGTCAGTTGAGATAGGTGTACGTGAAGGTATGGGATCTAAAATTATTATGGATAATGTAAAAAATAATTACATTCATATTGGTATCGATCCTTATGGTAATCTAGAGTATCAACACTACGATGACACGGGTAAATATACTTGTGATTATACAGATCAAATGAGAGACACTATGCTTCATGATTTTAAACCTTATCGTAATCAAGGTAAGTTTACTTTGTATAATGATACAGATACTAAATTTATGAGTGACAGGGCCCACCAGGACTCGAGATTTGCATTGGTACACTTCGATGGTCCTCACATGACTCGTGATGTAATTACTGAGTGTATTTGGTTTGCGAATCGTGCAGCACCTAAGACTCGTTATATTTTTGATGACTATCCTAAATATAATATGCAGCTAATTAGGGATATATTAAAGTATTACGACTTTGATATCTTGGACCAAGGAAAAAATAAAATCTGCCTAGAGAAAAAAATATAGTGGCTTACAAAGATCCTACTCATCCTGACGTATTACAGAAAAGAGCAGAGATGGACTTTGCATACATGAACTCGGAACGTGGATATATAATGGCCTGCATTGCAAGAAAGTTTAAACCTAGTATAGAAAAATATGGTGGCCATAGACCCGATCCATCAATGGACAAGAAAGAATTTTGGAGATTGTATATGAATCATATCATTCTTATGAAAGAAAAATTTCCAGAATCGGATGGTCGTATTTGTAGATATTGTGAACAACCTTTTACATTTAAATCTAAACTTGGAACTAGAGGTAAAGGATACCAGGGCAGACAAGGACAAACAAAAACTAATTTTAGTATAGATAGGTATGACCCAAGATTGACGTATCGCACTGATAATATTATATTTTGTTGTGTTGCTTGTAATGATAAAAAAAGAGACAGTAACCCGGATGATTGGAAAAATTATCTAAGGGTTGGAGAAGAATTTATAAATGATTAAAATTTTAATTATATTATTGTTGTTAAGTGGATGTGCTAAGGACTTAGATTTAAACCCATGGACAACAGTTTTAAAACAAGCCTTGAAAGGAAATAATGATAAAAATAAATAAAAGATTTTACTACCCGACTTCGACTCGGAAAATTATAGATGGTAAAAGACATTACCTGGTGGGTGACGAAAAGTTACCTTCTGTTACAAGTATATTAAAGGCCTGTGAAAGTAAGGAAAAATCTGAGTCTTTACAAAGATGGAGAGATAGGGTTGGTGAAACTGAGGCTAAAAAAATTACTGAAACTGCTGCATCGAGGGGGACTCTTATGCACTCGATTCTTGAGGGGTATATGTTAGACAAACCTATCGTGGATCTAACACCCGAAGGAAGACATGCCACGAAGATGGCACAGATAATCGCGGACCAGGGATTAAAGGGTAGACTCGATGAGTTATGGGCCACAGAGTGTGTATTATTTTATCCAGAAATGTATGCAGGTGCAACCGATGGTGTTGGAATGTACGAGGGTAAAGAGGCCATAATAGATTTTAAACAAACAAATAAACCGAAACGAAAAGAATGGATCGAGGATTATTATCTTCAACTAGCAGGATATGCTATTGCTCACAATCAAATATATGGAACTAATATACAGTTTGGAATCATTCTAATGTGTAGTAAAGATTTATTATTTCAAGAGTTTCCCGTATCAGGCGAAGAATTCAAACATTACGCGAACGAATGGTGGAAAAAAGTAGCACAATATTACCAACAGAAAAAAGAATTAGAAGTAATAGTTGACAGAAATGGTTTTTAGTATAATATAGGATATTATATGAAAGGAATAAATATGAAAATAAATTGGGAAAAGAAAATTGAGAAACATTTACTCAATCAAAAAATAGTTAAAATTAAATATATGTCAGAAAAAGAAAGTGGTAGGCAGGGTTGGTCTAAAAAACCAATTGAGATAACACTTTCAAATGGTGTGTTGCTAGTGCCAACGCAAGATGATGAAGGTAATGATGGAGGTTCTATTGCAACTAATATTACTGAATTACCAACAATACCAACAACATAGAAAGGAGTATCATGAAAAAAAGATTTCCTAATGATGGTAAATCTAGACCTTCAAGTGATTTGTACCGAAAAAATTTTGATGAAATATTTGGTAACAAACCAAAAAATGATGGCAAAGGCACCACAATTTGTAAAGCAAAAGATTGTAACAACGTTTTGTATGGTTGGACTAGCGCCAAGGATCCTAGATATTGCGCAGATTGTGTCTAAAAAGCCACAATTTGTTGTATATTTACAACACTTATGGCAAGAATAAGGCAAGTTTCTACCTATAGACTTTTTTTGCCAGAAAAGTTTTTTTGTTTTTCAATTTCCAAAACAGTGTTACAATGGTTACAATGGCTTTCAAAGTGCTATTATTCGCATATACCAACACTTCTAGACGATATTTTTGTAACAAAACGCTGTTACAATGGTGTTACAGCTGTTACAATTTACAATAAGTGGCTTATATTAACACTTCTAGCAAACCCGTACGCGCGCATAAGAAAAAGTTTTTGAAAAAAAATGTGCCTAGAGAAAAAACCTATAGGTGCTATACAGAGGTATGAAAAGAAAAAAGTCAAAATATAAACATGCAGTAATAGGTAAACAGAAATATTATTTTTATTCTATTGAGTGGATTGATCCTTGCGGAGATTCCGGCCATGCTGAAGCGGCTGATGTGAAAGATTTAAAACCTGCAAAGATGATGACTCAAGCTTATGTCTTTGATAAAGATAATAAACATGTTTGGACATTTGCTTCTTATGATACTGAGTCTGCAGTCTTTTCTGATCGTAATGTATTTCCTAAATCAATTGTAACTAAAATGGAGAAAGTTAGTCTTTAGATTCTTCAATCACTTCTGCATCAGAATCAATAATTGGTTTAAAGTTCTTTAATGCTTTCTCTAATTCTTTGTCTAACTCAGATTCATCCACGTTATCTAAGTTTTTATGTAAGTGTAAATTAGTATTATTTTGAAACCCTGCAGCTTTACCTCTAGCTACTTCCATGTTACCTGCAGCACTCCAGGCTTTACTTTCTCTAGCTTCGTCTCTAATTTTACCTAATTCTGCCAGGTGCTTTTCATAAGTGATGTCATATTTTTTTAACTTCTCTGCTCTGAGTCTTCCAATGTATTGAGCAACCAAAGGATACATTGATGGGTTTTGAAGTCTACTTGCACAGACGTAAGCACCATCCGGTTTATAACCTGCAGCAATAGCACATTCAGAATCAGTCTTTCGACCTTCTTCTGTTACGATTAGATTAGCAAATTTAATTTGTTTCTCTGTAAGTCTTTTAGGAACTCCCATGCTTGCATTATAAATTATTTTTGGTATACATTCAAGTGATGGTATCCGGAAAGCTATTAAGACAGGCCCTAGACAAGTTTATGAAATCGCCAGTAGCACAAGAGGCAAGAGTACAAGTGTGTTTACCCGACGGGAAATATTACGACATCAAGGACATTAAATTAATGGAAAACAAAATACTTGGAGTCCGAGAAACACATAGATTGGTGATAACTTTGTATACATCTAAATGGAATATGGGTGAAGTAATTAAGAAAATTTAGTTAACTTTTATGCTCCGGACTTAACTTGAAAAATGATTAAGGGAGAGACTAAATTTTGGCATGAAATTAAAGCGTTCAATATTAAAAATAATTGCAAATTATCATTTACACGCGTGGAAAATAGTGCTGCACACGGGACTCCTGATCTATTGGTTTATAATAATTCTGGCCACTTTTTCACTATCGAATTAAAGTTAAATTTGGTTAAAAAAATTCGCTTCTCTCCACATCAAATTGGCTTTCATATCAAGCACCCGCACAATAGTTTCATCATGGCCAAGGGCCTCTGTCAGAGAGACATAAAACTTTATGAAGGATCCAAGATCCGTGATCTTGTGATCGGTTCTGCCGAACCTTGTGCCGTGGGCATGATGTCAATCTTTAAATTTCTACAAAAGGTTTAGCGTCCTACAATATCCTATGTCCAAGGTCAATGGCCAAAGTGTCGCGGCTCAGAGAAGAGCGTGTGGGCGGGACCCACCCAAGGAAAAAAAAGAAAAAAATGTTTCACGTGAAACATGAACCTGTGGCCTGTTGCCTGTGGACTACACTTGTGGGTTGTGGTGCGTGCTTGTGGGCGGGACCCACCCTTATTTTTTATTCCTACCATTACTAGGCACAGTAGTAATGGTAGTATTTACATTTTGGACAAAATACTTTGTTGGTTCCGTCGGGTTCCATCTCATCATTTTCATTGCCCTTGCTTGCGACCCGTTCAGCCCAATTTTTAGACTTGTGGCCACAATCTAAGCATTCATTTATTTCACCCTTATTGCCGAGCATTATTTCCCATCTCATATTTTCCTTCTTTCATGTTGCTTGAGGGCTGGTGGAATACTACCAGCCCTCTGTTTCTGCTGCGTCCGAAGTCTGGTTCCTAGAGGCTTTGCGACCTCGTGGCTACATCTCGGTTTCCGTATATCATTTTCCAACGGACCAGCCGCAGCAAAAAATTTTTCACACTTGCGGACGTAGGCCTTAGATAGATGCCTGTGATCGCAAATGAAATAGTTTAATAGATTGTTATGCTTAGATCTAATGCTTGCCATAACTAATATTTTTAATTTTTGGGTTCCAGCATTTTCTACAATCTAAACATTTGCCGCCCTGCTCAGGTGCTGGACATGTTGCTTTAGTTGTAACTACTGTTGAAGTATTGGGCCAGCTGCTAATTGGTCCCTGGTTCACCATTGGTGAAGACAATCTAATTGTTAAATTGTCAGGCTTATATTTTAAATATTTCTTGACCCATGCTTCCTTAGTTGGCATCCAATGCATTCTAGTAGGCGTTAACCTACAGACGGCATAAATTTTTTGAAGGTGTTCCAGGTCTTGGACATCACCCGAATCGTGCCATCTAAAAATATTAGGCTTTTTTGAATTAATTAGCATTGTCATGGCGTCGACCCATCGCGGGTCTTTAATAGCTGCTAGCCTTCTATATTGTGCATCTTGTACAACTTTAAAAACGTAACAACCTTTTAAAGCGTAGCAATCATTGCAGACGCTGCCTTCTTTATCCTGCAGCTTGCCGCCCGTGTTGCACTCTTTAGCGGGTATACCTATTGACCATCCAGGCATTTTTCCAGGCTTGCTAAGGCCGCCTACTATTTGCCAAGCGTGGGCCGTGTTTAATATTTTTTCTTTCATAGATCTTATATATCCTATTATGTCCAGGATGCAAGGGCAGCGGCCAAAATAAACTTCTTGACATATCCTATATTTTCCTATATACTACCCGCGGTCAGAGAAGAGCGTGTGGGCGGGACCCACCCTTTGAGCTTGCAGCTGTGGTAAGTGCATGTGGGCGGGGCCCACCCATATAAAAAAAATAAAAATAAATGTTTTTTAGGGGTTGACATATATCCTATAATAACCTATAAACAAATCAGTTGTAATAATAACTAACATAGAAAGGAATACATTATGCAACCATTAAGAAAAGACCACGTTGACCATTACAAAGAATTCGTAAGAGATGAATTCAGTATTGCGTCAAATCATGTTGAGCAAGAAATATCTCAACAAGCTTACGATAAAGTTGAGGAAGTTGGATCTCAATTTGCTAAAGAACTGAAACTAGAAAAGTTGATTTCAGAAATGGCAAAAAGAGAAAAAGCTTTGCGAGATTTCCAAAGTAAAAAACAATCTATGGAATATGACTTGCAACGTAATGCTCAGGAAATCGCTGACCAAATATCAGAGATTTTTAATAATAAAAGAAAGCAACGTAAATGGGATATGTCCTCGGTCAATGTCACTATAAAAGATGACCACGACGCAGTTGATTACATACACAAGAAAATTAAAAAAGCTTGTTATGAAGAGGCAGAAGCCCACGCGAGAGCAAAGCATAAATTATATCATGCACTAGAGGGTAAAAAGAAAAAGTGTTTGAATATACTTTATACTGGAAGCCACATTCAACCAACGTTGGTTGAGTTGCAAAAAGAAATGGCAACCGCTAACATACAATTAGATTTACCTAATTCGCTGTTAGCTTTACCAAGTGGAGCAAAATAATGGAAGTAGTTGCAAGATTAACCATGATACTAGTAGGTTTTATTATTGTCATGTTAGGTTTTATTACTTTCATTCACTCGGCAGACCATAGATTACTTGGCTTGTTAATTTGTTTTGCAGGTGTTGTTTCAATGTTTGCAGGAATACCGAGTACCGAGGATAATTATTCAAGACTTGATAAAAGTTTTGAACGAAATAAAAAACAAATGGAGTTTGATTTTGATAAGTAAATAAATAAACGTGGCGTGTGATTAACACACACGCCACACTAGAAAAAAATAGATAAGAGCATGTGGGCGGGGCCCACCCTAAAAAAAGAAAAAAGGCAGCACTACATCTTGTGCCAAAGTTATCCACAGGCACTAAAGTGCCAAATTAATTATTTACAATATAGGATATTCTGCTAAATTAAAATTAACTTAACGAAAGGAATACAATGTTAGAAGTACACTACAACGCGATGAACAAGTACAACACGATGACTTTCACTACAGATGAAAGAAAACAAGCGGACACTCTAGGTTGGTTGATGATGGCAATCGGAGTAAATGAAATCACAGAAAAAACTGTCGAGGAAATTATTTTCAGAACTAGGTTTTTAGATTTTGTTTGGGGCAAAGCTTACTTTAACCAAGATCCAAGTGACTCTGCTCTTCGACAGCTATTCAAAAATCATTTGGGTTTAAGAATAGTAATCACGAACCGAGGTATTGTTAATGTGAAGACTCGACATAAGTTCATGGTTAATCAGTTAAAGAATATTGAAAGAGGTATCTTGAATAAGATAAAAGACTAGCTTCGTTAAGGAAGAATGGCCATGCAGTATTTGCATGGCCTATCCTACATTGTCCTATGCACAAACTGCATAGCTCATAGAGAAGAGCATGTGGGCGGGACCCACCCAAAGGGGACCCTAAAGGAACTATATCCAAATTCGAACTTCTTATGTTTACGCGAATACCCCCTAAAATTATAGGGGTCCCAGACCTACCCTATATAGTTTGATTTGCATTGTTAATCATGTATAATACTTTACCACCCATATTTAAATGTATGCTAACTGTTGAAGATATTAATAAAATAGAAGATCCTATTGAGCGAAGAAAGCTCAAGATACAGATTATACAACGACATCAAAGAAAAGAACTTAAGCAAGTTAAAACTAATTTTTTATCTTTTGTAAAAAAGATGTGGCCAGATTTTATAGAGGGGTCCCATCATCAAACCATAGCAGATAAATTTAATAGATTGGCAACCGGAGAATTGACCCGTCTAATTATAAACATGCCACCTAGGCATACTAAATCTGAATTTGCGTCGTTCTTTCTCCCTGCTTTTATGATCGGGCAGAATCCTAAATTAAAAATTATTCAAGCAACTCACACAGCGGAGCTTGCTATAAACTTTGGACGTAAAGCAAAACATTTAATTGACTCAGAAGAGTATCAACAAATTTTTAATACACGACTCCAAGAAGATAGTAAAGCTGCAGGACGTTGGAATACCTCCGATGGTGGTGAATACTTTGCAGTCGGTGTCCAAGGTGCGGTGACCGGGAGAGGTGCTGATCTACTCATCATCGATGATCCACATTCAGAGCAAGACGTAAGTTCACCTTCGGCATTTGATAAAGCATACGAGTGGTATACTTCAGGACCAAGACAACGTCTTCAACCTGGAGGTCGTATTGTTGTCGTTATGACAAGATGGTCTACAAAAGATTTAACACAAAAATTGTTAAACGCACAAAGCAACGAGAACGCGGATCAATGGGAAGTGGTAGAGTTCCCTGCGATCTTACCTACAGGTAAACCAGTCTGGCCTGAATATTGGAAGCTCGAGGACCTCGAATCTGTCAAAGCTTCTGCTGGTGTTGCAAAGTGGAACGCGCAGTATATGCAGAACCCAACTTCAGAAGAAGGAGCTCTCATTAAAAGGGAGTGGTGGAAAAATTGGGAGTCTAAACATATGCCTCACATCGAACACACAATTCAAAGTTATGATACAGCGTATCTTAAAAAAGAAACTGCAGATTACTCTGCTATTACTACCTGGGGAGTTTTTCGTCCTAATGAAGACTCGCCTCGTCAATTAATATTATTAGATTCTTATAAGGAACGTTTAGAGTTTCCAGAACTTCGTCGTGTAGCACTCGAGCAATATAAGTATTGGAATCCTGAAACAGTTATCATTGAAGCAAAAGCATCAGGACTACCTTTGATGTATGAACTCAGACAGATGGGAATTCCTGCAATGAATTTTACACCGAGTAAAGGTCAAGATAAAGTTGCAAGAGTAAATGCAGTCTCTCCACTTTTTGAAGCCGGACAAATTTGGGCACCTCTCGATCAAGAGTTTGCTCAAGAACTTGTTGAAGAATGTGCTGCGTTTCCTTACGGTGATCATGACGATTTAGTTGACAGTACAACACAGGCTCTGTTAAGGTATAGACAAGGCGGATTTATAGATCACCCTGAAGATTATCAAGAAGAACAACAGCCTAAAAGAAAAAAGAAATTTTACTGGTAATGAAAAAGAACCCAACACTTACTGAAAATATGCCTTATGTAAGAAGAGATCAAATACCACCTCTTAGTGGTCCCAATCCACAAGGCTTGATTAATCAATCAAAAGCATATAAACAAGATAAATTGGAGAAAATAAATGGCAGACATAGACAAAGCATTAACCGAAATAAAAAAAACGGTTGAAATAGCAGGGCCCGAAGAGCAAGTCGAGGTTCAAGAAGAAATTAACGAATCAATACCAAACGCTGGTGACGCAGAAATTACTCCCACTGAAGATGGCGGTGTAGAGATTGATTTTGAACCTGGAGCATTTAACCAAGCACAAAGTGAAAACCACTTTGACAATTTAGCTGAGTTATTACCAGAGGAAACATTAGGTCCTCTAGGTTCAGAATTAAATCAAAACTACATGGACTATAAAGAGTCTCGTAAAGAATGGGAACATACTTACATAACAGGTTTAGATCTTTTAGGATTTAAATATGAAGATAGAACAGAACCTTTTAATGGAGCTGCAGGTGCAACTCACCCAGTTCTTGCAGAAGCGGTTACACAATTTCAAGCGTTAGCTTACAAAGAATTACTTCCAGCAGATGGACCTATCAGAACTCAGATTATGGGTGCACCTTCTGCTGAAAAAGAAATGCAATCTAAAAGAGTTAAAGATTTTATGAACTATCAATTAATGGATCAAATGAAAGAATATGAACCTGAGTTTGATCAATTATTATTTTATCTACCTCTTGCTGGATCTGCTTTTAAAAAAGTTTACTATGATGATCTTTTAGGTAGAGCAGTTTCTAAATTTGTACCTGCGGAAGATTTGGTAGTACCTTATTCTGCAACATCTTTAGAAGATGCAACGGCCGTGATCCATGTGATCAAAACCAAAGAGAATGATTTAAGAAAACAACAAGTGAATGGTTTTTACAGAGACGTGGACCTTGGATCTCCTGCAGATACTGAGTCTGATCTTGAGAGAAAAGAAAGAGAGCTTGAAGGTATACAAAAAACTCACGATGAAGATATTTATAATATTTTAGAATTTCATGTCGATTTAGATTTAGAAGGATTCGAGGACCGAGGACAAGATGGTCAACCTACTGGAATTAAGTTACCTTACATTGTAACAATCGAAGAAGCTTCACGTGAAGTATTATCTATTAGAAGAAACTACGAAATTAATGATCCGAAGAAAAAGAAAATTTCTTATTTTGTACATTTTAAATTTTTACCTGGGCTAGGTTTTTACGGGTTTGGATTAATTCATATGATAGGTGGTTTATCGAGAACTGCAACAGCAGCTTTGAGATCACTACTAGATGCTGGTACCCTCTCCAATTTACCAGCAGGGTTTAAGATGCGCGGCATCAGAATTAGAGATGACGCGCAATCTATTACTCCAGGTGAATTTAGAGACGTGGATGCTCCAGGTGGAAATATTAAAGATGCATTTATGGCATTACCATTTAAAGAGCCTTCACAAACTTTATTACAGCTTATGGGTGTCGTTGTATCAGCCGGGCAAAGATTTGCTTCGATAGCTGACCTTCAAGTAGGTGATGGGAACCAACAAGCAGCAGTGGGAACGACAGTGGCTTTGTTGGAGCGAGGAAGCAGAACAATGTCTGCGATTCACAAAAGAATTTATGTGAGTCTTAAGAATGAATTCAAAATGCTTGCTCGAGTATTTAAAACATATTTACCACAAGAGTATCCTTATGATGTGGTAGGTGGTCAAAGAACTATTAAACAACAAGACTTTGATGATAGAATAGATATACTTCCGGTTGCTGATCCTAACATTTTTTCTCAAACACAAAGAATTTCAATTGCTCAAGCTGAATTACAGTTAGCACAATCGAATCCACAAATGCATAATTTGTATAATGCGTATCGTGCAATGTACGAAGCATTAGGTGTAAAAAATATTGATATGGTTTTAAAACCAGTTCCAAAACCTATGCCAATGGATCCTAGTATTGAAGCTATTCAAGCTTTAGGTGGACAACCCTTCCAAGCTTTTAAAGGACAAGACCATAGAGCTCACATAACAGCCCATATGAACTTTATGTCGTCTTCGATGGCCAGAGGAAACCCAATGGTAACCGCTTCAATGCAAAAAAATATTTTTGAACACATAAGTTTAATGGCATTAGAGCAAGTTGAAGTAGAATTTAAGGATCAAATTGTAATGATGCAGCAAATGCAACAACAAATGCAGGCAAATCCTGCAATGGCACAAGATCCACAGATGCAACAGCAGATGATGGCGGTTAATATGCAGATAGAGTCTAGAAAAGCAGTTTTAATTGCAGAAATGTTCGAAGATTTTGCTAAAGAAGAGACTGAATTAATGGGTGAATACGGAAATGACCCAATTGCTAAGCTAAAAGCGAGAGAATTAGACATCAGAGCAAAAGATGACTTTGTATCTGCACAACAAGCTCAAGAAAAAATCAATCTTGATAAGATGAAAGCTATGATGAACCAACAAAACAAAGATGAAAAACTAGAACAAAACGAAGAACTTGCAGAATTACGTGCTGCAACATCTATCACTAAACAAGAAATGGCTAACCAAAGTAAAATGCACGATTTTGGTAGAAATTTTAAAAAAAAATAATATAATAAGTTAAGGAGAAAATTATGGCAGATTTAAAAAATAAACTTTCTTATGGTAGAAAAGGAAACGTTGCTTCATCTAATGCAACTGGCGGTGTAGAGATTACAACTCCAGAAGTTAGAACTGAAACAGATCCAAGATCTACTATTCTTACTAACCAAGACAGAGTGTTCAACAAAATAGGTGTTGGAGATGAAGTTGAAGTTAGAGGAACTAGAAGAATGTTAAAATCTAAAAGTAAAAAAGCTACTTGGTTCTAATATGTGGTTATCGGCAATTAAATTAGCCGTCTCTGCTGGAAGTAAAATTTATGCTAACAAGCAGAAGACGAAAATAGCTATGTCAGATGCACAGCTTATGCACGCATCTCGTATGGCCGAAGGTAAGGAAGCTTACCAAGGAAAACTTTTAGAAGCTCGTCAATCAGATTGGAAGGACGAGGCGGTTTTATTAATTCTCTCGGCGCCCATAGCAATTTTGGCTTGGGCAGTCGTATCGGACGATCCGGGAGCGATGGACAAAGTAAATATTTTCTTTGAACATTTCGCAGCACTGCCGTCATGGTTTACAAATTTGTGGATCCTTGTCGTGGCGAGCATTTATGGTATAAAGGGAACACAAATATTTAAACAACACGGAGGAAAAAAATAATGCCAAATAGAAGATTTAATAAACAAGTTGCTAATTCAAGAACACCAATGAAAGTTGGCGGAAGAGCAATGAAAATGGGTGGTGGAATGTCTACTGCTAGAAAAGATATGGCTTCAGGATACTACAAAGACGATATGGGTATGAAGGGTGGAGCTATGTATAAAAAAGGTGGTTCAGTTAAAAAGAATACTAAACGTATGAATAGACTTGAAGAACTTGGAAGAGTTGATGCTGAAAAAGCAAGAACTAGAAAAGGGAAGAAGAATCTTAAAGCTGAAAAGAAAAGAATAGTTAGAGAACTTAAGAAGGGTTAATTATGAAAAAACCAATTCCGAAAGGAAAAAAAGGTAAAGGCATAAGAAAACTTAAAAAGGTAGCTCCCGCAGTTGCAAAACGAATGGGTTACAAAAAAGGAATGCGAGCGAGATAATGGCTAAACTTTGTCCTGCAGGAAAAGCTGCTGCTAAGAAAAAATTTGATGTGTACCCAAGTGCATACGCAAATATCTGGGCAAGCAAATACTGCAAAGGCACAGTAGGTCGAACTAAGAAAGCTGGTGGTGGAATATGTAGAGTAGCTACTAAAGGTAAAGGAAACGCTTATGGAAAGAATTCATGAGTGGGTTAAAAAAATGGTTGGACGACAAATGGGTGGATATCGGAGCTCCAAAGAAAAATGGAAAATATCAACCTTGTGGAAGACAAAAGGGAAGCAAGAGAGCTTATCCAAAATGCGTCCCACTTGCCAAAGCCACACAGATGTCAAGTTCGCAAAAGGCGAGTGCTGTCAAACGAAAACGAGCAGCATCTAATACTGGACCTAAACCAACCAACGTTGCAACTTTTTCTAAACGGGATAGAAAAGCAATTGGAGGAATAATATGAAAATGCCTAACACCAAATATACTGGTAGTTTTATAAAAGGTGGTCCTGGAGAAAATCAAAGTTATAAAAAATATTACGGCAAGATGCTTACTGGCTTTAAAAGAGGCGGTGATGTAATGCCTAAAAGAAATAAAAAAAATTTTCGTGCAACTGACAAAGGTGCAGGAATGACAGAAGCAGGAGTCAAAGCTTATAGAGCAGCAAACCCTGGATCTAAATTAAAAACAGCAGTAACTGGAAAAGTTAAAAAAGGTTCAGCTGCTGCAAACCGTAGAAAGTCTTATTGTGCAAGAAGTGCCGGTCAAATGAAACAGTTTCCTAAAGCTGCTAAAGATCCTAATTCTAGACTACGTCAGGCTAGAAGAAGATGGAAATGTTAGAAGCACTTAAAAAAAGATATGAAGCTCAAATAGCTGAAGCCAAAGTAACTTTAAAAATTTACTTATCTAATTCTGTAGGTATAGGTGAACATCCACAACATTTAGATGAAATAGATAAACTTTTAGGAAGTATTGCTGAAGCAAAAGATAAGTTAAAGGTAATAGAAGATGTTAGATAAATTTCTTTATAAAACCTTTGAAGGTATTGACAACATGATACTTTCTGTGGATAACTGGTGGAATGAGAGATACAAAAGTATTGGAAGCTTTTTCAGTAAAAAAAGAAAAAGAAGAAAAACAAAAAAACATGTTTCGAAGTCTTAAAAAAGAAGTTGAGACAGGTGCAAATGGCACACAAGATTACATAATTAAGAAAGGTGTAAATAAAGGTAAAAAAGCAAATGTTAGATGAAATAAACGTAATAACTAAATTACAAAAACAATTAAAAGAAAGTTACCAACAAATTGGTGACGCTATGATCGGTGGTACTATTGACAACATGGAAAAATACAAGTACATGTTAGGACAGGCCCACGCCTACCAATATATTTCAGGGGAATTATCCAACCTGCTAAACAAAGGAGCTACAAATGGAAAAGACGCAGACGGCAAAGTCGTCAATATCGGAAAAGACAGAAATCCCAAAACATAAAAATGCTTTGGAAGAAAAGTACGAAACAGAAAATAAAACACAGCATCAAAAAGAAGTTGATAGTTACGAACGTTTAAAAACAAAAGAGACTTCAAAATTACCTCAGCCGACTGGCTGGAGACTTTTAGTTTTACCTTTTAAGCTACCAGAGAAAACTAAAGGTGGTTTGCTTTTAGGAGCAGATACACTTGAAAGACAACAAGTTGCATCTACATGTGGACTAGTTCTTTCAATGGGACCATATTGTTATGATAAACAAAAATTTCCTGAAGGTCCTTGGTGCAAAAAAGGAGATTGGGTTATCTTTGCTCGTTATGCGGGTTCAAGATTACCAATAGATGGTGGGGAAGTAAGATTGCTAAATGATGATGAAGTTTTAGCAACCATCGATAAACCCGAAGATATACTTCATACATTTTAATAACCATAGGAGATACTATGCAAGACACAGACAAACCAGTTAACATTGATACCTCTGGACCCGGTGCCGAAGTAGAGTTAGATTCAGTTAAAGAAGAATTAATTGAAGAAACTATTATCGAAGATAAAACACCAGCGGAGGATAAATCACATGAAAACGAACGTGAAACAAAACTTGAAGACGGTGGTAGCGCCGATGACGCAATTGCGAAATCTGATGAGCCAACTGATGTTCAAGCTAGCGAAGAGAATACAGAAAAAAAGAAAGAATTAGATGAATACTCTGATGGAGTAAAAAGAAGAATAGCTAAACTAACTAAAAAAATGCGTGAGTCGGAGCGAAGAGAAGAAGCCGCAACGATTTATGCAAGAAGTGTTTTAGCTGAAAAAGAAGCGTTAAGTTCTAGACTTTCAAAATTAGATACAGGATTTGTAGCTGAAAAGGAAAATAGAATTAAATCAGGTATGGAAGCGGCTGTTGCAAAACTTGCAAAAGCTAGAGAAGAAAGTGACCTTAAAGCTGAAGTTGCTGCAACTGCAGAAATTTCAAGACTAGGCTATGAAGAAGCAAGACTTGCTGATTTAAAAGCTAGACAGGCTGAAAAGAAAGTTGAAACTCCAGTACCACAACCTCAACAACAAGAAGTGGATGTACCAAGACAAGTTGATTCTAGAGCAAGAGATTGGGCTAGAAAAAACGAATGGTTCAATAAAGATCCAATAATGACTGAGGGAGCAAAAGTAATACACAGACAATTGACTGAAATTGAAGGATATGATCCTAATACCGAAGCTGAAGAATATTATTCAGAGGTAGATAGAAGAATAAGACTTGAATTTCCGCACAAGTTTGATACTAATGTAACTCAGGAATCGACTAGACCTACTCAAACTGTAGCTTCAGCTACGCGAGTTAATAAATCTTCTGGTCGCAAAATTGTGAAACTCACACCCTCACAGGTAGCAATTGCTAAAAAATTAGGTGTGCCACTTAAAGACTATGCGGAACAATTAAAAATCACGGAAGGAGTATAAGCATGGAAAATCAAGATAAAAAAACTTCACGTGCGAGTCAGACTAGAGAGAAAACATCTCGACCAAAAGTCTGGGCTCCACCATCTTTATTAGATGCACCCCCTGCACCGGCAGGATTTGTACACAGATGGCTTAGAGCTGAGTCAATGGGATTCGACGATTCTAAAAATGTACAAAGCAGAATAAGATCTGGCTTTGAACTAGTAAGAGCGGATGAATACAATGAAACAGACTATGCTGTAGTACAAGACGGTAAATACAAGGGAGTGATCGGTCAAGGTGGCCTAGTGCTCGCTAGAGTATCTGTAGAGATCGCAAAACAATACGCTGATTACTATCGTAAACAAGCGCAGGATAACGAAAATGCCTTTGACAACGATCTACTAAAGGAAGAGCATCCAAGTATGCCTATCAGTGTTGATAGAAATACTCGTGTAACTTTTGGTGGTACGAAGAAATAAGTTTTTTAACAATTTCTAGTTCATCATTTAAATTAAACAATGGAGAAAAACTATGGCAAACCAAGATAGTCCTTTCGGCTTAAGAGCAATTGGAAAAATCGGTCAGAATAGAGATAACCAAGGTTTAGCAGAATTTAGTATTGCAGCATCAGCAGGCGCTATATTCGGTCAAGATCCAGTAGAGGCATTAGCCACTGGAACTATCGGAGTAGCAGCGGCAGGTGATTCTTTACTAGGAGCTCTAAACGGCGTTTTCTTTACTGACGCGAATACAAGTAAACCAACGTTTGCGAACCATCTATTAGCAGCTAATACTGCTACAGATATCGTAGGCTTTGTATCTTCAGATCCTTACGAGAGATTTGAGATACAATCAGACAACACAACAGCTTCTGCACAAACTGATGTTTTCATGAATTATGACATCACTTATGCAGCAGGAAGTACACATGATCACCTTTCAGGTGTCGAGCTAGATGACTCAACTTTGAGTTCAACTTCTGGACAACTAAGAGTGGTTGGTGTTTCAAAAGACATTAAGAACAATGATTTAACTGCATCGCATGTTAACTTTGTTGTAATGATCAACGAACACTTCTTGAAAACTCAAGCTGGCGTATAATAGTTAGAATAGGAGATAAAATATGGCTATATCACGAGGACAACTAGTTAAAGAACTAGAACCAGGCCTGAATGCACTATTCGGACTGGAATACAAAAGATACGAAAACCAACATGCTGAGATATATGCAACAGAAACATCAGACAGAGCTTTTGAAGAAGAAGTTATGTTATCTGGTTTCGCTAATGCTCAAGTAAAACCTGAAGGAAGTGGAGTTGTTTTTGACAATGCTCAAGAAACTTACACTGCAAGATACACTATGGAAACTGTGGCTCTTGCCTTCGCGATTACTGAGGAAGCGGTGGAAGATAACCTGTATGACAGACTGTCAAGCAGATATACAAAAGCGTTAGCTAGAAGTATGGCTAATACTAAGCAAGTTAAATCGGTCAACCCGTTAGTTAATGGATTCGGTACTTTCACTTCAGGTGATGGTGTTTCATTATTTAGCACGGCTCACCCGACAATTGCTGGTACTACGTCAAACACTTTAACTGTAGCAGCTGACTTAAACGAAACTTCATTAGAGCAGTCATTAATTGACATTGCAGCGTTTACTGATGAAAGAGGTTTAAGAATTGCAGCAAAAGCGACAAAAATGATTGTCCCTTCTGCGTTACAGTTCCAAGCTGAAAGATTGATGAAATCAGAAGGCAGAGTTCAAACTGCTGATAATGATATCAACGCAATCAGATCAATGGGAATGGTTCCTCAAGGTTACAGAGTGAACAATTTCTTAACTGATCCTAATGCGTTCTTCCTTATCACTGATGTTCCAAACGGAATGAAACATTTCGTTAGAACACCAATCAAAACAGCTATGGAAGGTGACTTCGATACTGGAAACTTAAGATTCAAAGCTAGAGAAAGATACCAATTTGGTGTTTCTGACTTTAGAGGAATTTTCGGTTCTCCTGGAATCAGTTAATAGATAATTTTGAGGCGGGACACAATCCCGCCTCATTTATTAAATAAGAAAGAAAAACCTATGAAACAACTTCTCATTAATATCTTTGCGTACGATCATCATGCTAAATTTGAAATATTAGCTGAAGATAATGCAAAATCTGTAGAACTAGCTATACTTGACAAGCTAGGAGAAAATAGTATAAAATGGGAAGATCTTGGAAAAAATTATGATTCTAGGATTAATAGAATAACTTTTGAAGAGGTTATAAATGATACAAGACCTATACAAAGCAAAAAGGTCCTTGGAGTTGAAGTGGGAACAGGAGCACCTAGATAATAATAGGTACACTCTTGAAATGGTCAGAATTGATGACAAGGTTAAAGAAGTCATCACAAAGATCAAGCTGGAAGAAGCAGCTATTGCCCACAGGCAGAATAGCGTTGAAGGCGCTGCTCCTCAAGTTTCTGTAGCTACTTAATAAAAAGCTATATCGTTGGAAAATTCCACTCCACACTGTAGGATCTCTTGCACTCTACTCAAATCTAGTATATAAAAAATACACTATACAATATATTAATTTTCTGCATGGACGCAGTATAGTCGACGGCCTAGAGACTATGTAGAATTTAACTAGGAGAATAATCATGGCAAATACTACTTTTTCGGGACCAGTAAAAGCGGGAACGATTTCAAATACAACAGGAACAACTGTTGGAACTAACATTGCAAACGTAGGTTTTGTAACTATGGCTCAGTCTGTAAAGGTTGATATCACTGGTGCATCACACTTAAATCAAGTTTGTGCAGTAATTCCAGCAAACTCACAAATCGTAGATGTAATTTTAAATGTTACTACAGCTAATAACGATGGAGCAGCATCTAGTGTTTCAGTAGGAACAATAGCTGACGCTGATGCATTTATTAATGCACAAAGTGTTCAAGCAGTAGGAACTACTCACGGTGTTTTAGATACAGAAGCAACTAATGTTGGTACAACTGACATTCAAGTTTTAGCTGATTTTTCAGGTACAACTGGTGATGGTACAACTGGTGTAGGTACAGTTACTGTATTATACATTCAAAATAATTCTGTTCAAGACGCAGCAGATTTATAATAAATAATTAGTGTGGGGCTTCGGCCCCACATATTAGTTTTAAGGAGAAAAATATGAGTTCATTTTCAAGTGACCAATCAGTAGCACACGCAACTGCAGATGGCCAAATGGTTCCTACAACGCAAAGAGCTAGAGTAACTTCTATTCAAGCAGAAGGTGTTGCTAGTGCTAGCGTTGTTTTAAAAAGCGGTGGAGCAGCTGGAACTGTAATTGCCACATATAAATTTGGAACAGAAGGATTAAATATTCTGTGTCCTAGTTCGGGTATTTTATTTAAAGAAGGTGTTTATCTAGACTTAACAGACACACCTGGTGTTACTATAACCTTTACATAGGATAACTAATGGCCAACACTACTTCGGGCACTACAACGTTTGACAAAACGTTTTCGATCGATGAGATAATTGAAGAGTCTTACAACAGACTCGGTCAATTTGATATGAGTGGTTATAATCTAAAAACTGCTCGAAGATCGTTAAACATAATGTTTCAAGAATGGGGTAACAGAGGTCTTCATTTTTGGGAAGTAGCTAATACTAATATTACGTTAGAAACAAATAAAAATGAGTATAAAATTTTCAGAGCAACCTCTGACGGTAATTCTGATGGAGTTACATCTACCCTAACTGCAGCCATAGCCACTACAACTGCAACCACTGGAATTACAATTGCTTCAAAAGATCGTATGCCTGATTCAGGAACAATTAATGTTGGATCTGAAAACATTTCTTACACTGGATTTAACAGTTTAGAGCTCACTGGAGTAACAAGAGGAGTTAATGGAACTACTGCAGCTACTCATGCAGATGGAGCTGCTATAACTAACTTTGTTAATCAAGCTACAGAAATTTTAGAATGTTCTTTTAGAAATAATTCTAATGTTGATTCACCATTAGAAAAAATAAACAGATCTCAGTACCAGGCATTATCTAATAAAACAGCAACAGGACAACCTTCACAATATTTTGTTCAAAGATTTATTGACCATGTTTTAATAACAATTTATTTGACTCCAAGCTCTACTCAAAACGGAGATGTTATAAATTTTTATTATGAAAAAAGAATTCAAGATGCAGGTGCTTATAGTAATGCAACAGATGTACCATATAGATTTGTACCTTGCATGGTTGCAGGTTTAAGTTATTATTTAGCTATGAAATATGCACAACCAAGAATACAAGAATTAAAATTAATCTATGAGGATGAATTGGCTAGAGCTCTAGAAGAGGATGGATCTTCAGCTAGTGTTTACATTTCTCCTAAAACTTACTTTCCGAGTATATAATTATGGGTAACACAGCAAGAGGAAAACACGCATTATTTATTTCAGACCGAAGTGGTTTGCAATATCCATATACTGAAATGGTTAGAGAATGGAATGGTGCAAGAGTACATATTTCAGAGTATGAACCTAAACAACCTCAATTAGAACCAAAACCTTTTACTGCTGATCCACAAGGATTACAACATCCAAGACCGGCTAGATTAGAACCACCTACTCCAGATTTTTTAGTAGACAATCCTATCACTACTGGAAGCGGCGGTACTTTTACAACTTATGTTATTGATCAACCTAATAGTGGAATAGAAATAAATGATGCAGTAAGATTGATGAGTATTCAACAACCTTTATTATCCCTTACAACTGCTCTTCAAAGAAGTATTCAAGAATTAGAATTATCTACAACATTAGCAACGGATATAAATGCTACGGCTCAAACTCTGACTGTTACAGATGACCTTGGTTTTATTTCTACTGGAGGCTTTATAATGATTGAAAAAATTAATTCTACAAGTGGGTTATATGAAAATGAAGTAATTCAATATACAACATATAATTCTGGTACAAAAACTTTATCAGGTTTAGTTCGAGGAACTAATTCCCCATTTAGAGGAGAAACTCCTGCTAACACTATTGCAAGTGCTCACAGTTCAGGAGCCAATATTTTTGGAACAAGAAATGTTGTTTCTTTAAATACCACAACTTCTCCAAGTGGAAGTCAGCCCCCAACAATTACTAATCAAAACGGTTATAATTTACCTGCTACAAGTCCAGGTACTTTTTTAATAGATGTGTATGGACCTGGTGGAGGAAATGGTTGTCTTGCTGGTCCTTTAAATGTTAATATAACGGACGGGAGAAGTTAATGACATACGCAGAACTAAAACAAAAAATTATAGACTACACAGAAGTATCTAGTAATGTTTTTACAGATACTATTTTAAATGGTTTTATTGAAGATGCTGAACTTAGAATTTTAAGAGAAGTAGACTCTGATAATAATAGAAAATATGCAACAGCTAGTTTAGTTTTAAATACTAGATTTATTGATACACCTGAAGATTTATTAATTGTAAGATCTGCTCAAATCGTAGATTCTGACGGCACGGCTTCTGCAGATAATAGAGATTTTCTTCAATATAGAGATACTAATTTTATGGCAGAATTTAACCCTAAAGGAGAGACAGGGGTTCCTAAATATTACAGCTATTGGGATGAGGACACTTTGGTTTTTGCCCCGACACCTGATGCGACCTATACAATTCAAATAAATTATATCTTGAAAACTGCTGGATTATCGTCTACAAATACTACTACATACTTAAGTCAAAAATTTCCCAACGGCTTATTGTATGCTTGCCTAGTCGAGGCTTACGGATTTTTAAAAGGACCCGTTGACATGCTCCAGTTATATGATAAAAAATACACAGAGGCAGTCAAAGGATTCTCAATTGAACAAATGGGAAGACGAAGACGGGATGAATACCAAGCAGGTGTTCCTCGAATAGGAAAACAATAGGAGATAAATTATGGCAATAACACAAGCAATTTGTAATTCATTTAAGAAACAGCTTTTAGAAGCTGACATGAATTTCAAACAAACTGGTGGTGATAAGTTCAAATTAGCTCTTTACATTTCTACAGCAACTCTAAACTCTGCAACAACTGCTTTCACAGCGACAGGTGAAGTTGGAAACAGCGGTCAGTATGCTTCTGGTGGCGGAGCTCTTGTTAATGGTGCTACTTCTATGACAGCAGGCGTGGCGAGAGTAGACTTCGGAGACAGATCGTTTACTGGAGTAACGTTAACTGCTAGAGGAGCAATGATTTACAATACATCATCTGATACTACTAATGCATCAGTTTGTATTTTAGATTTTGGAAGTGATAAAACAGCTACATCAGGAACTTTTACAATTCAGTTTCCACAGCCAACATCAACTGCAGCGATTCTAAGAATCTCTGGTTAATAGGAGGTAAACTCCTATGAGCACAGGTGCATGGGGCCAGGTAACCTGGGGTTACGCTAAATGGGGGGAATTAGGAGATGCAACAACTTCTCTTAATAACACTAATCTATTAGCTACAACTACTTTAGGTACAGGTACTCAAGAAGGTGAAATCAATTCAGGTTGGTCCGGACAAGGATGGGGCACGACTGGATGGGGTATCGATGGTACTTTAATTCCAAATAGCGAATCACTTTCTGCGAATTTAAATTCTGTAACTATTGATAATGAAATAAATACAGGATGGGGATCTGATACTTGGGGAACTGAGTTATGGGGATCTTCTGGATTAACAGTTCCTATTAATAATACAAATTTATCTATAACAGCTTTTGAAGGAAGTGCAGGTCTTGCATTTGACGGAGATTCTAATTTAGAACTTACAGGATTACCTTTAACCGCTACTCTTGGTGAGGAAGAAGCATTTGCTAATTTTGTTTTTGAGCCCACTGGAATGTCAATGACAATGCAATTGTCATATGATCCTGAAATAGTAACTCCTGCATCTTTACCAATTACAATGTCTCAAGGTACAGCTAATCTTGATGCAAATACAATAGCACAGGTGACCAGCACTTCGGTTGGTTATTGGGGATACAAATCTGCCTGGGGTAATTTCGCTTGGGGCAATGGAGTAACTGAAACTCTAGCTATGTCTATGCAAGAGAATTTTTCTGGTGTAGATCCAGAGCCGGATGTTTCTCTAACAGGTCAAGCTATAGCAGCCGCTTTAGCTGCGGGTAATACTTTTAATATTAGTGGAGATGCAAATGCGCCTGTAACAAATGTAGCTAATAATTTATCAATGGCTATCACTACAGGTAATGCTGAATTAGAAGCATTAACTCCAGTAGATGTAACAGGATTTCCTTTAACAGCTACTTTAAGCAGTGTTGCTGAAGTAACAGCAAATGCAAATACATTCCCAACAGGATTTGGATTGACAAATAGCTTAGGAACGGCTACAAATGTATTGATTTGGAACGAAGTTAATACTGGCACAGCACCAGTTGATCCTCCAGGATGGCAAGAAGTCGATACTAACGCTGCATAATTATAGTTTGACACTATAACAAAATTTTAATAAATTAAGTAAATCGGAGTATAAAAATATGGCGAATTCAACATCAGCAAGTTTAAAACTTACAGTTCAGGCTACTGGAGAAAATTCAGGAACTTGGGGACAAATTACAAACACAAACTTATTAATTTTAGAACAAGCAATTGGTGGATATCAAGCAATTCCCATTACAACTGGTGCAACTCTTGTTTTTACAAATGGTGCAATATCAAATGGTAAAAACCAAGTATTAAAATTAACAGGAACAATTGCAGGTGCGGTTAACGTAATAATTCCTGATTCAATTGAAAAAACTTTTATAGTTGATAATGCTACTAGTGGTTCTCACACAGTAACTTTTAAAACTTCTTCTGGAACAGGTGTAACTTGGGCAGCGGCAGATAAAGGTACTAAAATGATTTACTCTGATGGTACTAATGTTGTTGATACAGCATTTACAGAATTATCGTCTGACTACTCACCACAACTTTCAGCAGACTTAGATACAAACAGTCAAAATATTATTGTTGACACAGCTCATGGTATTCTTGATGAAAACTCTAACGAGCAAATTACATTTACTACAGCTGGAACCGCTGTTAATGAATTTACAATAGCAAACGCAGCTACCGGTAATGCACCTGAAATATCTACTACTGGTGGTGACACTAACATTGATTTAAATCTTACTCCAAAAGGAATTGGTAGAGCAACTTTTAATGGTCAAGGTAAAATTCAAAGTGTTGCAGAAAAAGTTACAAGTTCAGCAACGGCAGCTACAGGAACAATTAACTATGATGTTCTTACACAAGCCGTATTAAATTTTACATCAAACGCTGCTGGAAACTATACCTTAAATATTAGAGGAGATGGTTCTAACAGTTTAAACAGCATAATGGACACAGGAGAATCAGTAACGATTGCACACCTAGTACCACAAGGTGGATCTGCATATTACAATAACGTTGTTCAAATTGATTCATCGACAGTTACTCCAGAATGGCAAGGTGGATCTGCGCCAAGTGCTGGTAATGCAAGTTCAATAGATGTTTATTCATATACAATTATTAAAACTGGAGACGCTACATTTACAACATTAGCATCACAAACACAGTTTGCGTAATAAATTAGGAGGAGAAAGGTTATGCCATTAATAGGTACATTTGGAGCTGCAGCAAAAGGAGGTTTCGGTAGAGGTTCAGCTTCTTTCATAGAAGCAAGCGGCGGAACTGTAACTGAAAGCGGAGATTATAAAATTCATACATTTACCTCATCAGGCACTTTTACAGTAGATAGTGCACCACCAGGTTTAACAGTTGATTATATGGTTGTTGCCGGCGGAGCCGGTGGAGGATCTACTATCGCTGGCGGAGGTGGAGCTGGAGGATTAAGATATTCATACCCAAATCCAATAGAAGGCGGACAAGCAGTAAGTGAAACAAGCTATCCTATATCAATAGGTGGCGGTGGCGGTGGCGGCGGTGGCCGAGGTAAAGGTTCTAATGGAAGCACAAGTTCAGGATTAGGTTTCAGCGCCACAGGTGGTGGCGGTGGAGGAGGATACGGTTCTCGTCCAGCCAACTCTGGAGGGTCTGGCGGAGGATACGGTTCAGGTCCAGGAGGATCTGGAGGTTCTGGAAACTCTGGAGGTTATTCTCCACCTGAAGGAAATCCAGGAGGTGGTGGCTACCCAGGAAATGAAAAAGCTGGCGGCGGTGGCGGCGGAGCTAATGGCACTGGAAGTCCGGGACCAAATGGTTTTGGTGGATCTGGAAGAGAATTAGCTATTAATGGATCACCAAATTACTACGCAGGAGGCGGTGGTGGAGCAGGAAGATGTGATAACCCAGCTACTGGTGGCGTAGGCGGCGCAGGCGGTGGAGGTAAAGGATCCGACTCGTCAGGAGGTCCAGGTTGTGGTTCACCTGGGGCATCAGGATCAACTAACACTGGAGGCGGCGGAGGTGGCGGCGGTCATCCACCTGACGGTAACGGCGGTAGCGGAGGATCTGGTATCGTTATTATAACTTACAAATTTAAATAAAATTATGGCACACTTTGCAAAATTAGATGACAATAACGTAGTATTAAATGTACTTGTGGTAGATGATTCAAATGCTGCTACAGAAGAAGAAGGTATTACTTTTTTAACAAATTTAACAGGTTACACTAATTGGAAACAAACTTCTTATAACACAGTTGGAAATGCCCGTTATCTAAATGGTGATTATGCATATACTGATCTGAATGGAACTCCTTTCAGAGGAAATTTTGCTCACATAGGTGGAAGCTATGATGCAGAAAATGATATTTTTTGGCATCAAAAGACTTATCCGAGTTGGGTTAAAAATGTTACTACAGCTACTTGGGATCCTCCTGTAGCAAGACCTGACGATTATAGTAGTGTTATGTATGATTGGATTGAAGAAACCCAATCTTGGCAAGCAGTAGATTAATCTTGATTATTATTTAATTAAAGTATATACTTTTTAAAATATTGAAAGGAAAAAATATGTACTCTCTAAAAGATACTTTATCAGAACAATTTGTCATTCATGGTTCTATTAACACAGAACACTCCAAAATAGATAATAAACTTATTACAGAAAACATTTCTAAAGATTTAGAAAAAATGGTTTTCGATTATCCTAATTATACATATGATATTAAAATTAATTATCACGCTCAACATTCATGGGTTTTTAGTTTAATCAATGAAAAAATAAATTTAGACCACAATTTACCTATACAAAACTCTGAGGCTTGGGCAAATGTAGAAGGCTGTAATGAAATTTCTGTGAAAAGAAATAATTTAGATTTGAATAAAATTGAAGGCGCTCCTCATTACACTTTGATATACATTACTAATGCAGGAGTAAATTCAGGTGAACTTATACTTGACTATAATACTCAGCATATGAAACAAAAAATTCATAGGTTGCCAATTGAAACGGGTAATTTTTATTTATTTAATTCTAATATAGATTATTATCTTTCTAAAAATTACGACGAAGAAAACCGAGTTAGTATGACTTGGACATGTTTTAAGAGATAACTTTCATAAAGTGAATATTAAACACTCTTACTATTTCTTTAAAAAAGCAATACCAAAAAAAATATGTAATCAAATTATAAAAAAATTTTCTAAATTAAATCTCTCTAAAGGAACTACTAAGGGAGAAGTAAAAAAAATTAGAGACTCTGAAATAATTTTTACAAGTGAATCTTTTTTATATGATTTAATTAATCCTTATATACACGCAGCAAATAAAAATGCAGGTTGGAATTTTGAATGGGACCATACAGAACCTTTGCAATTTACTAAATATGCCTTAAATGAACATTATAATTGGCATACTGATGCAGCCCCAGAACCTTATCAAGATAAAACAAAAAAATATAGTTATGGAAAAATTCGTAAGTTATCTTCAGTGGTAAGTCTAGTAGACAGGTCAAAATATAAAGGCGGCGATTTTCAATTAGATTTAAGAAACAAAGAAATTAATTTTGAAAAAAAAGAAAATCAAGATGTTAGAAATATACTTACTTTAAATGAATTAAATGAAGCAGGTACTATTGTTGTATTTCCTTCTTTTTTATGGCATAGAGTTACACCAGTAACAAAAGGAACAAGATATAGTTTAGTAGGTTGGTCATTAGGACAACCTTGGAGATAGTGTGCCTGATATTGATTTAATATTTCCTTTGTTTTTTTACAAATCAGATCCCTATAAATTTAATAAAGAACAATTAGACTATATAAAAACCTACAAAGATAAAAGTAGGATTAATGTAGGTAATAATTATATTAGTAAATCTTCTCATGTTTTAGAAGACAATAAATTAAAATATATAAAATCGTTTATTCAAAAAGAATTAGATAATTTAGCGTATAATGTTTTAAAATTAAATAAGAAACAAAAAATATATGTTACTCAATCGTGGTTTAATTTTAATCCAAAAGATAGTTACCACCATATGCATAATCATCCAAATAGTTTAATTAGTGGGACTTTTTATATTCAAGGAGAAGAAAATACTTTTTGTGATATTGATAGAGAGTATGCTAACACAGTATTTCCTTATTTTCAGTTAGATTGTGAAGAAGTTAATCCAATAAATACAACACATCATACTGTAGAAAATAAAATACATACATTAGCTTTATTTCCGTCTAGACTTAGACATCAAGTTAGGGTAAACAATAATAATAAAGAAAGAATTACTCTTGCATTTAATTCTTTTATAAAAGGAGAAATAGGTATGAAAGACCATAGATCGGAATTAAAATTATGACACCAGAATTTAAAAAAGGTTTTACCGTTGTAAAAAAAATAATAACTAAACCTACAGCAAGATTTTTATATAACTATTTTCTTTTAAAAAGAGAAATATCTAAATTTTTACATGCAAACAAATGGCCTTATTTACATGAGGCAACGCATGGTAAATTTGGTGATGACCAAGTTCCAAATACGTATGCTCATTATTCAGACATAACTTTTGAAACTTTACTACTTGCTGTTCAACCTAAAATGGAAAAAGCAACAGGATTAAAATTGTATCCAAATTACACTTACGCAAGGATATATAAAAATGGAGACATCTTACATAGACATAAAGATAGATTTAGTTGTGAAATATCTACTACATTGTTTCTTGGTGGGGATCCTTGGCCTATATACATAGCAGAAAATAAAAAAAGAAACACTAAAGGTGTTAAAGTAAATCTTAATCAAGGTGATATGTTGGTTTATAGAGGTAATATACTAGAACATTGGAGAGAGCCTTTTGAAGGTAAAGATTGTGCTCAAGTATTTTTACATTACAATAATGTAGCAACTAAAGGGTCTGAAAAAAATAAATACGATAGACGACCATATATAGGTTTACCGAATGAGTACCAGGGAGTCGAATAATTATATTATCGAACAATGGTTTAGTTCTCCTGTTTATTCAGGAAACGCTAAAGAGTGGTCCGATAAATTATTAAAACCCACATTAAAACATTTAAATAAGAATAAAATTAATAGAGATAGATTTTATCTTGGTAAAACTACCTACGATACAGATACTAATTTAGCTCTCGAAAAAGATTTTAAAGGTTTTGTAAAATATTTAAAAGATATAGCTAATATTTTTGTGACAGAACTTGGTTTTGATTATGATAAACTATCAAAAAAATTTGATCCTTACATATTTGCTACTGAATTAAATCAAGGTTCTTTTCAAGAAAGACATATTCATAGCTATAAATTATCTGGAATATTATATTTAAAAGTTCCTGATAACTCAGCGCCTGTGGTATTTAATGATCCAATTCATATAAGAGAGTATGACCCTTGGCCAGTTAAAGATAAAAAAAATTTAAATACTTGTTTAACAATAAAATACTCACCTGTAGTTGGTAATTTACTAATGTGGCCTTCTTGGTTATATCATGAAGTACCTGTTCACCCTGTAGACGAAAACAGAATAGGTTTAGTCTTTAATTTATAATGACTAAAATATTATCTTTATATTTAGATCATGATGGTTCTGCTACCTATGTAGATAATAATAAAGTAATATTTCACACACAGTTAGATAGATACAACAGAATAAAACACTGTCCTTTCATATCAAAAAAACTTTTAGATTATTTTTATGAAATACCTTTTGACAAGCTAATTATTACATGTCTGTTTTGGGACTATCCTAACATTATAAATAGTATTTTTCACACTAGTAAAAAATGGTTAGATAAATTACAAAATGTTGAAGTTATTCAGTATGCAAATAAAGATCACCATTTATTTCATGCTTATGAAGCTTTAACTTGGAACAAATTTCATCCATGTAAAATTATTGTTATGGACGGTAGTGGAAGTTTACAAAAAACATATTACGGAACAGAGGAGCATGAAACAGAAAGTGTTTATAATTATTATAATAATGAACTTACATTTGACAAAAGAACTTTTCAAAAAATAGGTAAAAGATATCAAAAGATTAGTAATGCACTTATGGGAGATTGCTGGCTTACAGAAGGTAAAACAATGGCACTTTCATTATATGGAAAATATACTAATAAATCATTAAACATTAAACCACTACAAACAATAAAGAAAACAAACAAGACTGCTAGGGACATAGCATACAGTTTACAATTTTGCACTGAAAAAGATATGCTTTGGTTTTTTAAAGATTATGAAAATTATAAAATTGTATTTACAGGGGGTGTCGCACAAAATGTTTTAGTTAATTCTAAGTTAGAAGAAAATAATAAAAACATTTTTTTTAGTCCTTTTAATGGAGACTTTGGTATAAGTTTAGGTGCAGCTAATTATTACACAAATAATAATATAAGAATAAATAATATAGATTTAGGCATACCTCAAAAATTAAATTTTAAAAATTTAAGAAAAACTACAGTAAATGAAGTAGCCAGCATATTAAAAAAAGAACCTGTTGCAATATTTCAATCTAGAAGTGAACAAGGTCAAAGAGGGTTAGGTTATAGATCCTTATTGATAAGTCCTACTTGTAAACAATCTTTTAATAAAATTAACGAAATAAAAAAAAGAGAATGGTATAGACCGTTTTCTTTAAGTTGTTTAAAAGAAGAAACTTCTAAATGGTTTGGTAAAGAAATAGACAGCCCATATATGATGAAGGCATATAAGATAAAAAATAAAAAAAATATTTACACTGGATACGCCGTAGATGATTCTTGTAGAGTACAAACGGTGGATCAAACAAATAAACATTATTATGATTTGTTAAAAGAAGTTTATAAAGTAACTAAAGTGCCTATGTTAGTAAATACAAGTTTAAATTTACCAGGAGAAGTATTAGTAGAAACTAAAGAAGATATGATGAATTTTATAAATAATAGTAAATTAAAATATATCTATTTACCTGAAATAAATAAATTATATGTTAAATGAATTTAAAAAGTATTTAGAAGATATTACCTACGCTTCTCCCAATCAACAACAGAAAGAATTATGGAATATATCAGGAGTTCTTAAAAATAGATTAAATCAAAAATTAAAATTTGATACAAGACCCCTTACTAAAGAAGGATTTAAAATAGGCAGCTTTAAAACTAAAGCGGATAAAATGGTATTTTTTATTGATAAATGGATTATTGTGGATGTAGAAGAATTACATCAATATTTAAGAGAGAATAATGTGAAAGATGTACAATTAGAAGATTTGATATCTAAGCTAGATTGGAATATAATACTACCAAAAAATTAAAAACCTTGTATATTCAAGCTTATGGCACTTAAAAAAGTAGACTTTGCACCTGGTTTTAATAAACAAAGCGTACCTTCCGCTCTTCCTGGACAATGGGTAGATGGAGATTTTGTACGTTTTAGATATACAGCACCTGAAAAAATAGGTGGATGGGAACAATTAACTGTTTCTAATGAAACATTACCTGGAGTAGCAAGAGCTCAACTATCTTTTACTAGTTTAAAAGGGGAAAGATATACGGCCATAGGAACATCACAAGGTTTATTTTTATATTATGGAGAAGCTTTTTATGACATTACTCCATTAGATACAGCGATTACTGGAGCTACGTTCGATACTAACGCCTCTTCAACTTCTGTAACAGTAAATAAAACATCGCATAATTTAACTTTAGGAAAATATATAACTTTTACGTCGGTTACTCCTCCCCCAACTTCAGGCTATGTGGCTGATGATTTTGAAATAGGAGCGTTTGAAATAGTACAAGTTAATGATGCAAATAGTTTTAATATTGTAATGAGAACCAATGCTACCGGTAATACGACTGCTGTAGGCGCTGCAACGATTAATCCATATGTTGAAATTGGACCCACGTTTCAAACAACAGGTTATGGCTGGAGTACCTATTTATGGGGAGACTCTACTTGGGGAAGTGAAAGAACTGTTAGTAACGTAACGTTAGATCCAGGTAATTGGTCTTTAGATAATTTTGGTGAAGTTTTAGTTGCAACTATATTTAATGGTAAAACGTTTACTTGGAATGCAGGTGCTAGTAATCCTAGAACAATAAGAGCATCAACAGCAACAGCAGATTTTTCTACGAATGCTAATCCAACAGCTAGCAGATTTACTTTAGTCTCAGATAGAGATAGACATTTATTTCATTTTGGAACTGAAACAACCATAGGAACACCTAATACCCAAGACCCTATGTTTGTAAGATTTTCAAATCAAGAAGATTTAAATACTTATTTACCCACAGCTACTAATACGGCAGGAACATTTAGATTAGATACTGGAAACAAAATTACAGCTGTCCTTCAAGGTAAGGATTATGTTTTTGTATTAACAGATGTTGCCGCTTATGTTATTCAATTTGTAGGACCTCCCTTTACTTTTTCAGTTAGACAAGTAGGAACTAATTGCGGGTGTATTGCACAGCATGCAGCAAGTTATGTTAATGGAGCTGTTTACTGGATGTCTAATGAAGGTGGTTTTTTTATGTATGATGGTACGGTCAAGGCTCTTCCTTGTTTAGTTGAGGATTTTGTATTCACAGTTCAAAATGGAAATTTAGGTCTTAACTATCAATCTTCAGCTACTATTTATTCTGCACCTAATTCTTTATATACAGAAGTAAATTGGTTTTATCCTAAATCAGGATCTGAACAAATAGACAGATGTGTAACGTATAACTATCAAGAAAATGTATGGACTACTTCATCTCTTGCTCGTAGCACTTATCAAGATCAAGGTGTTTTTGAAAACCCTTATGCAACTGAATATGACACTACAGCTACTCCAGTGTGTTCTATGATATCTGGTGTTACTAATAAATATGGTGCTAGTATTTATTATGCTCATGAAATAGGAAATGATCAAGTTAATAGTTCAGGTACAACTTCAATAGATGCATTTATACGATCTGGGGATTTTGATATTGATGATGGAGAATTATTTATGTCGATGAAAAGATTTATGCCAGACTATAAATTTTTAGTAGGTAATTCTAAAGTAACTTTATTTATATCTGATTATCCCTCAGATACTCAAACAGGGTCGCCACTTGGACCCTTTACAATAACCAGCACTACTGATAAAGTAGACACCAGAGCGAGAGGAAGACTACTATCATTAAAAATAGAAAATGATGCTGCAGGCGAAACTTGGCGTTATGGTAGTTTTAGAATGGATGCGCAACCAGACGGAAGGAGATAAAATAAATAAAGCATAATGGCTAAATTAACTAACTACATACCTGAACCCAAACAAGAATATGATGTAGAAAATCAAAGACAAATTATTGAGTCTATGACTACAATGAAACAACAACTTAATTTTTCTTTTCAAGAAGATTTAAAAAATGAACAAGATACCTTTAATTATTTTTTATCATGAGTATTTTTTATAAAAGCGAAGTATTTGATTTAACTACAACTAATTTAACTACAGTTTTGACTATATCAATTTCAGCTATAGCGATTGTAAAAACGGTACAAGCAAGCCATCAAGATGCATCCAATGTAGATGCTGATTTATATTTAAAAAAATCTGGAGGCAGTAATGTAGAAATAGGTCATGTGCAACTTAATAAAAATTCTGCAAATATGATTGTAAATACCTTGAACTTAGAAGCAGGAGATGTTATAAAGATGCAAGCAGATACAGCAAATGAAGTAACGGGTGTTGTGAGTTATGCACTTTTAAACAGAGAGAATGAAAATGGATAATATAGTAAAAATACATTGTACAACTATTACAACATATAGAAATACAAAAACGGGTGAAACCTCTACAGAAAAATTAGAAGGAGCTGATGTGGTGTCAGATGTTACAGTTCAAGTTTCTCCGAAAGGATTAGATTTAATGCAGAAAGTTATGAATAAACAAAATGAAAATACTAAACCAAAGTCCTAAAGGCGGCACCGAATTACAACTTGGATTTTTAACTAAGTATGTAAATAAAAGTTTATTGGATCAAGCACAAATTTGTACTAGTATTCCTGGTAAACTACCTATAGATCCAAATAAAGTAAATATTCTTTGGCAAAAAAATTCTTACGATCAACCTAATTTATATCCATGGTTTAAGAATAAAGCTAATCATAACATATATGATTGGTACGTTTTTAATTCACATTGGAATCATGAAAAATTTAGAATGATGTTTGGATTACCTGATCACAAATGTATTGTCATTAAAAACGGTATTGAAAAAATAGAAAAAACTAAACCTTATCAAGAAGACCAACCTCTTAGAATTATACATCAAAATACTCCTTGGAGAGGATTATCTGTATTATTAGGTGCAATGCAATTAGTTAAGAACCCTTTAATTAGTTTAGATGTATATTCTTCTTGTGAAGTTTATGGAAAATCTTTTTACGAAGCTAACGACCACAATTACAAAGCTTTGTATGAACAAGCAAAACAACTTCCCAATGTAAATTACATTGGTTATAAATCTAATGAATATATTAGAGAACACATCAAAGACTATAACATGTACGTTTATCCAAGTATCTTTGAAGAAACATCTTGTATATCTTTATTAGAATCTATGGCAGCGGGGTTATATTGTATTACTACAAATTATGGAGCTCTTTTTGAAACAGGTGCTGAATTTCCAATGTATATACCTTATGACAAAGATTATAAAAGATTAGCTGAAAAATTTGCTTACGGCATAGAAGCAGCAGCTAAAACTCTACATGAACCTACTATTCACAATCATTTAACTACACAGTCTGGCTATACTAATTTATATTATGGATGGTCTAAACAGGCCGCTTCGTGGACTAGATTTTTACAAGGAGCAATTAATGCAAAAAAGCAATAAGGCCTCGGGCCAAAACAATGAACCCATTTGGTTTACTAAAGACACTTCGACTAAAACCATAATTCCTAATAAAGACACTTATCAAACTATAAAAACTAATACAGTCGATGGAGAAGTAACAGAAATAAAATTAGGGGTTGCCCCAGATATTAAAATTATGGTGTGTACTCCATGTCATAGTGATGTAAGTATGCATTACTGTCAAGCCGTTTTAAAATTTCAACAAGAATGTTGGGCTAAAAAAATACAAGTTAGTTTCACATTATTAAAATCGTCTCTTGTCACACAAGGTAGAAACTTGTGTGTAGCCGAAATGCTTAACCATCCTGATCAATACACACATTTATTATTTATAGATTCTGATATTGATTTTAATGGGTCTACTATATTTAAAATGTTAGATTTAGACAAAGATATTATTTCTTGTCCATATCCAATGAAGATGCTGAGTTGGGATAAAACTTGGAGAAGATTAAATGAAAAAGAAGATGCAATTAAAACAGCAGATGATTTATCTAAATCTGGATTTACCTTTCCTGTTAAAGTAGAAGATCCTGATAACATTCAAAGTACAAATGGTGTAATAGAACTTTCACATGCACCTACTGGATGCATGTTAATTAAAAGAGAAGTATTGGAGAAAATGATTAAAGAGTATCCAGAATTAGAAATTTATCAACCTACTATAATTAATGGTAAAGAAGAAAAGAAAGCCAATATGTTTAATTTATTTGACACATTACATGACCTTAAAACAAAACGTTATTTTGGAGAAGACTTTGGGTTTTGTCAAAGATGGGCGGATATAGGTGGTAAAGTATACGCTTATATAAATGATTACATTTCTCACGTAGGAGAGTATCAATTTTGTGGTCGGTTTAGAGATGATTTGTGGCAAGGAAGTAGGCCCCTCAAATCTGTTGACGAGCCCAAGAAAATCAAATAAAGTATAATATTTACAGGATTTCTACGCCTGCTTAACAGTATAAATATATTTAAATTATGGCGATATCTAGATCTTTAATGAACAGACAATTACAAGCAAATGGTGGCATCATGCAAGTTGCACCTAGAGAAAAATTTGGCTTAGGAAGTAAACTTAAAAAATTTGCAAGAAAAATTATACCTAATGAAATAGCAGACATAGCCGTTAAAGCTGCACCCTTTGTTGCACCATTTAACCCGGCAGTTGCAGCAGCAATGTCAGGAATAGGTACATTCGATCAAACAGGAAGTATTAGTGCAGGTTTAAAATCTGGAGCTATGAATTACGGTGGGGGTCAGTTAGCAAGATATGCAGGTGGAGCAGGTTTTCAAGGTAACCCTTTTGGAGATGGTGGAGCATTCACAGGTGGACTACAAGGTTTTAAAGGTGGATTCAGTTCTCCTATAGGAACAGAGACGGGTCTTGGTAAGTTCTTCTCGAACCGAGGAACTACAGGAGTCGAAGGAGTAAATGAAACTATTACACCCACAAATTTAAATGATTACTCAGGAACAACTACAGAAATTATACCCACAAATTTAAATGATTACGCAGGTACAGAAATTATACCTACAAATTTAAATGATTACGCAGGTACAGCTACAGAAGCATTAGTAGACGCTTCCGACATGTCTTTAGTAGGCGATGTTAAACAAGCAGCGTCACAAGAATTTAATTTATTTAAAACCGCAGCAGATAAAGTTAAAGATTTTGATTATTCAAAACTTGGCAATAAAGCTTTAGAGCTAGGTAAAAAATTTGGTAAAGCAGCTTTTACAAATAAGGATGGTTCTATTGACAAAGCAGCAGTAATGGGAGCAATAGCTTTCGCTGGATCATACGCAGAAGCTAGAGCATTAGCAGCGGACGCTGGAGTAGATATCACAGAAGAAACTTATGATGAAATAGCTAAAGGAGACAAACAAGAAGAGTACGCAAGTTACTTAACTAATTTCTTTGGTGGTAAAAAAGATGGTGGCAGAATAGGATTTGCTGATGGAACTCCAGACGAAATCATGGAACAATTTTATGAGTCTAATGATCCAGATGCAAATAAATCTACATATACTCTGGAGGATTTTGATATAACAAGAGAACCAGAAGTAGTATTAGTTGAAAATTATGGTCCTGAAGGAATAAAATTAGAAAAAATGCTTAAGTCTGATGCAATAAAATATGGATTAAACATAGTTGCAGATTCAATACCGCCAGGACTTGAGGGTGAAGTAATAGATTTATCTGTTTTCGGTAAAAAAGACGGTGGCAGAATAGGATTAAAGTTCGGTTCTAAACCAGAAGAAGCAGAAGTGGGTATCATGACTATTGACGTTGAAACAGGTGATGACGAAGATGAAGAAGATATGGAAATGGCTGCGGGTATATCTTTTAACTCTGCAGAAAAATCATATTTGTTTAAAAAACTTGGCGGTGCTGGTGGAACAGATAGGTCTTATACAATGCCACAATTGTTCAGAATTTTAAATAGTCCTGGATCTTATCCTAATGATTCAGCAATATTAAAACAAATAACTATCAATGCAGGTCTTGGTAAAAAAGACGGCGGAAGAATAGGTCTTAAAGATGGAACAGATGAAAGTTTAATAGAAAAACTTTTAAATAGTAAAATAGCTCAAGAAGGAAGATATGGTGCAAGTGAATTCTTTTTTGGGGACCCTATAATGTTTGGTACTCCAGATAAATTTAAAGATGGTAAAAATGATAACAGAGGTACTTTTAAACGTGATTCAAGTGACTACGATAAATTGTCTCCAGAAAAACAAGCTTACATAGAAGCTTTTTTAAATAGTGATGAAGGTCAATTATTTTTAAAACCTGGAAAAATTAGGTTCCCTATAAACGAGAAAATGAGAGAACATAACAAAAAAATTAGATTAGAAGATTTTAATGAAGATAGAAATCCTTTAGAACTTTTATTAGGAATAGATTATGAAAATAGAGCTAAAGGCGGAAGAATAGGTTACAAAGGTGGTGCTAACAGGGTATCAGAACTATTAATTTTAAGAGATCAGTTAGTTGGTAAAGGTGAAGATGTATCCGACATTGAAGCAGAGATATTTCAACTAACAGGTAAAACATTTAAATCAGTGGGTGGCATAAGTGATGTACCAACAGGTCAAATGAGAAAAAATAATGCAGGTGTAGTTGAAAGAGACTACAGAGATGAAGGTGGTTTTGTACCGGTCGGTATTAAAGAAAGAGCCGATGATGTCCCCGCTATGTTATCTAAAAATGAATTTGTAATGACTGCTGATGCTGTACGTGGTATAGGTAATGGCAGTGTTGAAGAAGGATCTAAGAAATTATACAACACAATGAAACAAGCAGAAAAAGTAGGTAAAGCATAATGGCAGATTATACACAAACGGTAAGAAGATCTCCTGCAATAGAAGCAGCTCAACAACAATACATAGATTTATTAACACAACAAGTTGGTAGAGCTCCTGGCTCTACTGGTGTACCAACGTTATCGGAACTTGGACCACAAATTGCAGGACAAAACGTTTTAACACAAGCTGCTCAACAACAAGCAGCAACTCAAGCAGGACTTGGTCAATTAACTTTTGGTGCAGATGGAGCTGTAACAGGTGCAGCCGCTGGAACAGGAGTTGCAGGTTACCAACCTTTCTTGGATCAGGCAGCAGCATATTCAGGTCCACAAGCTTTCCAATCTTTCATGTCACCTTATCAACAACAAGTAATTGATACGACTCTTGCAGAGTTTGATACTCAAACAGCTAGAGGTGTACCACAACTTGCAGCCAATGCTATTAACGCTGGAGCTTTCGGTGGTGGTAGAGAAGGTGTGGCTCAAGCTCAATATGCAACGGACGCTGCACAAAAAAGAGCATTACTACAAGCTCAATTATTAGGTCAAGGTTTCACTCAAGCGAATCAATTAGCACAACAAGGTTTTGAACAACAAAGAAACTTAGCATCATTACAACCATCTTTAGCGGCTTCAGGTGTACAACAATTAGGTGCAGCTGGTACAGGGAACTTGGCTTATCAACAAGCGCAACTAGATGCTTTACAACAACAAAATCAATTAGCATACAATGAACCATTAAGTAGAATCCAAGCTTTTGGATCAGGAATTGCATCACAAGCAAGTGGTTCACCTACAACAACACAACAAATAGGCATGGGTGGTGGAACAGTTGGACCTTTATCACAAGCTTTATCTGCTGGATTAAGTGCTTATGGTTTGGGAAGTATTTTTGGAGGAAAATAATGTATTTTAAAAGACCATCATTTAGAAGAGGCGGATCAACTGGTATTGGTCAATTAAGTTCTAATAGAAAAATGTATGCTGGTGGTGGAAACATCGGTGGCGGAATAATATCAGGTTCTAATTTAGGAACTAGATCAGGTTTTTCTGTGCTTGATATTATAAGTGGAAACATGGCAGAAGAACTGACAGGTGGTTCTAATTTATCTAAGAAACCAGTAAACGTAAATACTGGAAAGGGTCTTACTAAAGGAACTAGAGGCGCACGTTTATTAACTCAACTTCGTAATTTGGCTGTTCCATCAGCTAGCACTACTGGAATAATGGCGGCTCCTTTTGTTTTACCTGCAGGTTTGGCTTACATGAACAGACCTAAAACTTTAGCGGAGAAAAAGGTAATGCAGGATTATGGTATGCTGGATGAGACATTCGGTGTAGCAGAAGATTATAATAAAGTTATGAAGGATAGATTAGATGCTCGTAAAGTAGGAGATGAGATTAGTTTTACTGATGCTATTTTTATGGATACTGAAACAGGAAAATATCCAAAGTTTTTAGGAAGAACAGAGGACAGAGAAATTGAGGAAGAGTTATATGGTACTGATGCTGGCTTCTTACCTAATGCAGGACCTAAAGAAGTTAACATGGAAGAGATTGTTGATACAGTCGTTGCAGAAAAGACAACAGATGACGATCAACCTACAGAACCAACTTTTGAAGATACCTTTGAAATAGAAAAATCTAGAATAGAAAAATTAATAGGTGATGATGATCAAAAAGGTATGGCAGCTATTGCCCTATCTGAAGCGATCGGAACACCAGGAACTATTGCAGACAAAGCTGCAGTCCTAAACAAATCGCTACTAGGCATCATGCAAGGTAAGAAAAAAGATAGAAAAGACATTGCTAAGTTAGCGTACACTGCAACTAAAGAAATAGAGAAAGCTAAAATCATGGCAGGTAAAGAAGGTTTTAGTGAAAAACAATTTAATCGAATGAAAAAGTTAAGTAAAATTATAAAGGATACTACAGGTTCATTTACTAAAGAACAAAAAGCAGCAGCTGAAGCTGAATTATCTATGGAAAAAGAATTGATTAAATATATCGGAGGTAAATCAGATACAACTAAAATATTAGATCCCGATAAAGCAATTGCAAATTTAAAACAATTTGAAAAAGGTGCTAAAAAACTTGCTAAGATGGATAAAAATTCTGCTGAATATGCAGAAGCTTTAGAAAGTTATAAGGCACGAATTGAATTTTTTAGCAATTATCCAGAATTAATGGCTTCGATAAGAAGAATAGATGCTGCAAATGTAGGAGTTTTAAGTAAAAAAGATGGAGGTAGAATAGGATTAAAGTTTGGTACTAAACCAGAAGAAGCAGAAGTAGGTCAAGGTCAAGTACCCACTGCACAAACAGCTCAACTATCTTTTGAAGAAATTAGAAATAGATTACCTAAAGAAATAACAGACGATGTGGTTAGATTGATTGCAGGAAGTAACGAAGCTTTACAAGATTTTTCTTACATCAGAACACAAGGTGATGTAGATAAATTTAATATGAAGTATGGAGTTACTTTAGTATTACCACAAAGCACAGCATAGGAGAAACAATGGCCGAGGACAAAGGTTTATTTTCAGACTCACTATTTGGATCAAGTGAAGCTCCTGTTGAACCTGAAACAGTTGGTGCTTTAGATTATTTTACTGACATTCCAGTCGGAATTGCAAAAGGTCTTAGTCAAGCAGTGCAGGGTTTAATTTCACTAGGGGCTCTTCCTATAGATCTTGTAGCCAATACAAATTTAATAACAGCAATCGATAATCTTTTTGATAACATTACACCAGAGACAGATACAATTGTTGGTGATGTAACTTCGGTAGTAACACAGTTTGGTGTACCATTAGGTGTTGCATCGAAGATTGCTAATGGTGTTTTAAAATTAAATAAAGCAAGTCAAATTGTAAAATTAAATAATTTTAGAAGAGCGGATGATACTTATGATTACTTAGGAGCTGGTGGTGAACTAGCAAAAAGAGCAGGTTACTGGGGAGCTTTAGGTGGAGTAACTGATTTTGCAGTATCTACTCCTGGAGATCTTAACAGTCTTAGTTCAACTTTAGGTTTTGGAGAAGCTTACAAAGGAGATGAATTAAAAGGTTCTGCTAAAGCTGCAGAATACTTTAAAGAAAAATTAAAATTTGGTGCGGAAGGAACTGTACTAGGTGGTGGTTTAACTGCAGCCTTACCTGTTGCTGGAACACTAGGTGCTAAGTATGGACTAATGGGTTTAAAAGGTGGTGCAGCCGTTGCAAAGAATGTAGTCATCAGACCTTTAAACTTTGCTGTCTTTCAACCGATTGGTAAACTTGGAGCCACAGAAGCTGTAGGTAAAGGTGCTCGAGGTATAGGAGAATTTTTAAATAACACTACTACTAAGTTAAGAAAAGCTTCTGGATTACCTGATCCTAAACTTTGGAAATTTTATGGCACAGAGGCCAATGCAACTCTTAAAGAAAAACTTTTAAAAAAAATAGATAATGCAAAGAATGCATTAAAATCAGATGGTCCAATATCTGCCAGTCAAGCTGAAGATTTAAGAGCATGGGAAAATACTGTTCAAGCTAGTGAAAAAGGTTTGGTTAAAATAATGAATCAGATTGATAATCAATTTAAAGAAATAGCTAAAGGAGCTGACATATTAGAATTACCTAAATATTTAAAAACTAAATCTTTAAAATATCCTCAACCTATTACTGCTATTGATGACCAAATGTATTTAAGAAATAATGATTTATTATATGATTATATACAAGCACCTAGAATCAAAGATACATTAAAGGACTCTGCAGAAGCTCTTAAATTTTTTGATCAACTACCTAAAAATACACAGAAAAATGCTAAAGAATTAAAAACTAGAATTAATGATCTTAGTTTAAAATACGGTAAACTTTTATTTAATAATCCAGATGAAGCTATACAAAGTTTTGGTGCAACCATTATAGAAAATGGTGGCGCTTATTTAAAACAAGTGTTTAGTGTAATGAAAAATAAAGCTTATGAATTTGATCCTGCAAAAGTAGCTGGAGCTAAAGAGTTTTTTAAAAAAAATACAGTTCCTAAAATTTTAAATGAACAACCAGAACTAATTCAAAAAATAATTAAAGAAAAAAATATTACTCAAAAAGAAGCTATTGATTTATTAGCAGATTCTACTATGTCGGATTTAAAAAATTCTTTAATTAAAAGTAATAGAAATCCAGAATCTTTATTTAGATTAATTGCAGGTACTTTTAAAATAAAAGATAAAAGTAGTTTATTAGACACTGCTAAAGAAACAGTTAAAAAAGGCAAAGAAGTTAGTGTACTAACTTCAGAAGGAAAACTTATTCAAGCAGGTGGAGATCTTCAAACGGTAATGAAAAAAGTTTTAGATGCAGAAGATGCTGAAGTTGTAGGTAAAGCTTTTTTAGAACCTTTAAAAGATTACAGAGCTGCCGTAACAGATACATTTTTACAAACAGCTAAAAACGTACAACAAAAAGAATTTTTTGATAAGTTTGCAGACAGCGCTTTAAAAAATGGTTATGCTTTTAGATCTTTAGAAGAAGCACGTTTAGCAGGTATACCTACTAACAATTTACGACAAATTACTTCTGAGTTTAACAAAGATTTAGCCATGGTTGAATCTAAACTTTTAAAAAGTCCTTTGTTTGACGGAGGAACTACTCCTGCTGGAACGTCTGGAGGTTTATACACGACTCCAGAAATAGCAAATGCTGTTAAAGGTACAGAAGAATACTTAACTAAGATGTATGACATTCCATTATACAGTGCGTTAATGTCAGTTAAAGCTGCAGGCCAAATTGGTAAAACAGTATTTTCACCAATGACTCAAGTTAGAAACGTATCAACAGCTTCATTCTTTGCATTAGCTAGTGGATTAATTGGCGGCAGAGTAAGTCTTACTGATTCATTTAAATTAATGGCTGATGATATTTTTCCTGGCAAATATATTTCTGCTGCAGATGTCGCTAAGAAAATGGAAGATAGAATAGCTAGAGGTGTTGTAGACCAAAACATTGAGGTCAATGAAATTAAAACTATTTTACAAAAAGCTAAGGATGGTAAGTTTACTTTGTCCGCTTTAATGGAAGCTCCAATAGTTAAAAAAGCTTTTGATTTGTATCAAGGAGGTGACAACGTTTGGAAAGTTTATGCAGATGATTTTTATCAGGATGCATTAAAAACAGCATTTCAATGGAGCCCTAGAGGATTAAAAGGAGACGCAGCTATTAGAGATAATATTATTGATTGGTATAGAACTGTTGGTAAACAAACTGATGTAGCGGATGAGTTAGTAGGATCTAATGCTAAGATTGCTCAAATAGATGAAGCTTTAAAAACAGCTACGCCTGCAACCAGACAATCTTTATTAAATCAAAAAGAAAATTTAGTACAACAGTTTAAAGATATAAAAGATATATCTGCTTATTTAGTAACAAATACTATTCCCACTTACAGTAAAGTTCCTGCTATAATTAAAAATATTAGAAACTTACCTTTGGGTAACTTCGTAGCTTTCCCTGCAGAAATTTTAAGAACAAGTGCACACTTAATTGAAATAGGTGCAAGAGAATTAACTAGCACCAATCCATTTATAAGACAGATGGGAGCAAGACGATTAGTAGGAGCTGCTTCAGTATTTGGTGGAACAGGTGCAATTATTTCAGAAGTTGCAGAAAAAATAACAGGAGTTACTTCAGATAAGATGGAAGCTTTTCAAAGATCGGTTGCACCAAGCTATCAAAAAAACTCAACACTAATTCCATTAACTGAATCTGATGACAAAGGTAATTTTAAATACTTTAACTTTTCATACACTAACCCATACGATTCTATGATTAGACCTATTAATGCAGTGCTTAATGCATTTGGAAATGGAAGTTTGACTAATCAAAATGTAAGTCAGATTGTTTACAATGCTTTAATTTACGATTCATTGACAGAAACGCCAGGAGCTTTTACTGAATTTTTTGATCCTTTTATAAGTGAATCAATTGGTGCAGGAGCGATAGCAGATTTAACAATTAGAAATGGTAAAACAAAAGAAGGTCGAACTATTTATTACGAACAAGATAATGCTATGGAAGTTATTGATGCATCATTGGGTCATTTATTGGCTCAACTAGAGCCAGGTGCTTCTAGAAGTGCTAGAAGAGTTTGGAAGGGAGTAACAGAAACTTTTACAGATTATGGAACTACTTATGACAGTGCAACAGAAATAGTTGCGTTGATGTCAGGACTTCGTGTTGAAGAAGCAAAACCTATGGACAGTTTACCTTTTATTGTAACTTCATATGCAAAAGATTTAAGCAACATACAAAACAAATTTTCATCTAATATTTATAGTCCTAACCTAGATCTTAATGGAAGAATAGGTTACATGGCAGAATATTTAAAAGATAACTATGATGCTCAAAGTAGAATGTTTAGAGTAATTAAAGACATGGAAGAAATGGGAGCGGACATAAGTGACATTGAAGATAAAATTGGTACAAGATTAAAAAATAAAAAACGATTAGCTGCCTTAATGGAAGGAGAATATAGAGCTCCAAATATAAGTGATGCTAGACTAACAGGATTAATTGAAAAATTATATGATGAAAATCCTTTAAAAGCAGTAGAAGTTGAAGAACAATTTGATGAAGCTTTAGATATATTTGAAGATTTAAGATTTGATTTAGAATCGATAGAACTAGGCGAAGGTGTGGGATCTTTTGAAGAGTTTATTAATTTTACTTTGAACCCACCTGATGTATCTACTGAAGGAACAGTACCAGTATCCGGTATAGCACAACTACCTAATGTAGAGTTACCCGCACCAATTCAAATTGGAACAGGAGTAAATGCTTCTTTATTTGCAAACAATACAAACGCAGGAACACAGTTTAATTTGCTACCAAATGCAGCAAAGTTTGATAAACTGTTTCCTTTAGGATAAATCATGATAACATTAAGAGAACTTTTAGAAGCGTCAGGTGTACAACAAATAGCTCCAGGTAGAACTGTAGGAGAACAAGTATATGATTCTTCTATTAATACGGTATCTCCCAACACGGACCTTGGATCAGATACTTATGCAGGAAGCATAACACCTTATAGTGATAATGTAGATCCTTTTTATGCTGGTCTTCAAAGACTTACTCAACCTATTGGATCTTTTTTTAATAAATATGGTGCTCCGGTTATGGGAGGTATAATGAGTTTAGCCACAGGTATACCGGGTTTAGGTTTTTTAACAAACAATCTTGGTTCTAAACCTTACGACGACAATCTTATAAATATGTATGGTGGTTATGGACTGTCTGGAAAACAAGATAAATTTGGATACAATACCGTAAGTCTTATGGACAACTACATGCAACCAGGATCTAGTTCTTTTAGATCTGCAGCATTAGAAGGATTGCGTGGTTTAGATCAAGATACTGCAAATAATTTTTATCAAGATACGTATGGATTAACCTTTGATCAAGTTAGGGATTCAATACGGGATAAAGAAAATCCTTTTGGTCCACAACCTGAAAACATAGGGACATCAGATTATTTTGGAGGAAATGGTGGAATAGGTTCTGCTGGAGGTGGTGAAGCTTCTCCAGGATCAGCGGGACCAGGTGGTTCAGATGCAATGGGTAGTTTTTAATGAGAAAATCAGCTTTACAAAAAATAGAGTCTCATGAAAAGCTTTGCAGAATTATGCAGAAGCAAACGTTTGAACAGATAAAAGAAATGCAGGAAAGAATTAAAAGATTAGAGTATTGGATTGTTGGTGGTATGGGTGCAGTGCTTATAACTTTACTTATGGATATGTCGAACTAACAAACACAACCAATAAAATTTCCACTACCATCCTTCATAATATGTAAATTTAAAGTATTTGTGTAACCAGATAATTTTTCTCTTAATATATTACAAAGATCTATGCAGCTAACCTCACTAGTTAATACTATTCCATTTAATATTTCTTTTGTGACAGGTATTAATTGATATACACCATCATTAAAAATAATTAGATCCATTCTTTTAACTCCTCTCCCATAACTTCAGATGCAATATTTATTTTTTTACGTAATGCTTTTACAATACGTTCATCTACAGTTTTCTCAGCTATAATATCAATATAAGTCATCTTTCTTTTTTGACCAATACGATTTATTCTAGCCTCTGATTGTGTTCTTTTCTCAAGATCATAACCATTAGAATAATAAATCATAACGTTAGCTTCAGTAAGTGTAATACCATAACCACCCGTTTGAGGAGTACCTACTAAGAACCTAACTTTAGATTCTGGGTTCTGTATTTCTTTAATAGCTTTGGCTCTGTCTTCAGTAGAGGTAGATCCATAATAAGTCATCACGGAACCCGGATATACTTTCTCAATTGCTTTCACGATCGAGTCTATATCATGTCTCCAGTGGGCCCAGATAATAGCTTTACCTTCTACTTCTTCTAATATGTTCATCAAAGCAGGAATTCTTTCATTCTTAATTATTTTTAAAGTACCATCGTCTGCTTTGAAGTGACCACAAGTAATTTGTTGGAGTCTCATTAGCTGCACTAATGCAGTAGAAGTAGTCATTAATTTACCATCCATTTGAGCAAGCGCTACTTGTTTCATTTGATCATAAAGTTTTTGTTGTTCTTTACTTAATTGAATAATTCTTTTTTGATAAGTGTAATCAGGAAGATCTAAACAATCTTCTTTTAATACACGATCTGAAAACGTAGTTATTTTTTCTGATAGTTCAGCTAAATTTTTATAACCAACTACTATCTGTGCATTGTGTGTAGGTAGTCTCATGGTACTCATGATTGCGTATCTTGTTCTAAATGCAAGATAAGAAGTAAAATCTAATAACCCCTCATCTAAAAATTCACATTGTTTATATAAATCTAATGGAGACTTTGTAATAGGAGATCCAGTTAAGATTCTTCTATACTTTGCATGTCTACCTAATGAACAAATATTTCTAGATCTTTTAGCGTCAGGATTTTTTATAGTTGTGGACTCATCAATAGCCATCAATGTTCTATGACAACGTAAAAATTTAGCTGCAAACTCCACACCTTTTTCTGTACTGAAAGCATCTACATTCATAATTAAAATATGTAGATCTTCACCAGTTTCAAATAAAGTATCTAACTTTAATTGTTGACCTTTATTTATATTGGCTTGCCACAACACCATTTTTTTATCTATGTGGTCTACCATATGGGTAGGTATTTCTGAGTCGAACCAGTTTTTATAAACACCTTTAGGTGCTATTAAAAGTAGTCCATTAATTTTACCTTTGTCATAAAGCATAGATACATTATCTATTAATACTTTAGATTTACCCGTACCCATTTCCATAAAATAAGCAAAGTTTTCTTTGTTCCACGATTTTTTTAACGCAGATAATTGATGATCATAAGGCTTTGTTTTAAACTTATAGTCCATAATATTTCTTCTTTCTATTGACAGTGATACCATAACCTTATAATAGATGTCAATAGGAAAGTTATATGGGATTAACAACATTAAACACAATACCAACAAACAACAATCAACCGGTTGTATATATTATTCAAGAATTACCAGGAACCAAAATAGGTACACCTAAATTTAATATTATGGGAGCTCAAAAATTTGGTACATTAAAAACTTTATTACCCGAACATTCACAAATTATATTATCTCCAGGGCCTTTAATTTTTAAATTAAGAAAACTATTAGATAAATATACACCTACTGATTATTTACTACTTACAGGTGATCCTGCAATAATAGGGGTAGCTTGCTCAATTGTGGCAGATAAAACAGGTGGAAAATTTAATTTACTAAAATGGGACAGACAAGAAAAAACTTATTACCCAATAGAAATAAATTTATATGAACAAGGAAAGATTGAAGAATAAACTTGACATAGGATATTATGACATTATATTAACAGCATCATTAACTACTACGAAAGGTAAAAAGACATGAGTATAAACTTAGAAGAAGACAAAGTCGATTCGTTAGCAAACACGAATGACATGAAAGAACTATCAGAACAGGTTATTAAATTAAGAACCTTAGAAGATAAGTTCGCTGCAAAAGAAGAAGAATTAAAAAAACTAAAAAATGATATGGACGTTTTATCTGGTGAGGTTATACCTACGATGATGACAGAAATGAATATATCAAAATTTAGTTTATCAGATGGTGCTGGCGTAGAAGTCAAACCCGTCTATGGTGCTTCAATTCCTAAAGCAAAACAGGAAGAAGCATTTAACTGGCTTCGTAATAATGGCTTAGGGGATCTTATTAAAAATGAGATTACCGTTTCCTTTGGTCGTAACGAGGATAACAAGGCTGCAGATTATGCTGTCCTTGCACAAGGTCATGGATATCAACCCACCCAGAAGTTAAAGGTTGAGCCTATGACACTTAAAGCATTGGTTCGTGAGCGTATCGAAAAGGGTGATGATATGCCCACGGATCTATTTAATGTGTTCGCAGGAAACAGAACCAAAATAACAAGGAAATAGAAACATGAACAAAGAACCAACAATAAAGAAACAAAATGCGTTGGCTACAAACGTAGTGTTTGAAGCAGACGCAAATGTGCAAACTGGAACGGTAGGACAAGATGATCTTGCATTACCTTTCCTTAAAATACTTGGGCAGTTATCTCCTGAAGTAAACAAGAGAGACGGTAAGTATGTTGAAGGTGCAGAACCTGGAATGATTTATAACTCAGTAACAGGTGAACTCTTCAATGGTGAACAAGGGGTCCCAGTGATTCCGTGTTACTACAAACTCGAGTATGTCGAGTGGAAAGACAGAGGAAAAGATGGATCAGGTG